CGAAAATGTCTGCGTAAACGCTTTACTTTTCGTACTCTTCTGGTACTCGCCTCTGTGGGAGGACGGTTCCATAAGCTTCGGTTACCAACTTGTTGCGGAGGTCTGCTTCGCCCATATCGGCGGCGGTAAGAGCCTCATCCATTGTCGGTGGTAGTACCGCTGGGGCTCCAGCAGCACCTGGCTGTAGTGGCTGACCTGGCTTGCCCCCAGTCTCTGGGTTAGGCATAGTGCCAGTAAGTTCAGCAATTTCTTGTTCAATTTGAGTCTGTAGCAACTTAAGGGCGCCATCGGCTGTAGCGTCGTCAAGGAGTTCCTGACGAATTTCATTAAGTTTTTCAGTTGGGAACTCTTCACCGAGGGTGCGAAGCGCACCTTCCTTAGACTCAAGACCTAGAGACAGCATCGACTGGACTTCATTAAGCGCAATCAACTTGTCTAGTGGCAGAGGTTGTGGGAAATGTACATATGTGAGGTAAGTCAATGGGTCATTAGGGTCAAGTCTGTCAACTTGTCCCTTCTTAAGTTTAACGTTTCTAGTTGGGTCCCAGATAAAAAGCTCTGGTTCTTTAATAGCAATACTTCTAAGTATTAGGTCATTAATGCGCTCAAGACCACGTGCATACTGAATAATCTTTTGGTGGTAGCGGTTCATTAAAGGCTGGAATTGGATAGACAGAGCAACGCCAGATGTGTTAGAGATAGGCTGTGCTTGACCTAAAGCAGTTTCAGGAATACCAATCATTTCGTGCATAGACTTCTTAAGCATTGCTAGGAAATCCATAGCGCCCTTAAGACCTTGTGCTCCACCTTCTAGGTTTTCTACCTTTGCGTCTTTTGGTAGACCACCCCAGACCTTGTTAGCGCCCTTTTCCAATTGTGAAGCTTTGGCACCAATGATGACTGTGACGGGAGCAGCGTGATAATTAACGATGTCAGCGATGTCAGTAGCAGTCTCGTTATAAGTACGGTTAATATTAATAACGTCATGACAATCGCTAAGACCCCAAGCATTTATATACTCCTCAATAATGTCATCAGTGAGGATTTCAGTATAAGTAAACACTTGACGTGTGCCTTCAAGAGAAGTACCCCAAAAACGATACTTTAATTTAAAACGGATGAGACGTTCGCGGTCATGTGGGTGAAACTCTGGAAAACAAAAAGATGCGTTAAGCGGAAGAATACGAACACGTCCTGGGTGTCCAAAACCAGAGGAGTCTGTCCAAGCTTCTTCGTATGCTACTTTAACAAAACAGTCTCCAGATACAGAGCCTTGCTGTCCCATCTCCCAAAGAACTGTTGCTTTATTGTTATCTACTTCCCAAACTCTTTCTAAGATATCTGGAACAATTGCTTCTGTTTCTTTTGGGGAACGGAAATTAACACCTTTACCAAAGGTGAAGTTAATAATAAAATCTGTGAATGCTCGGTAGTAATTAAGTACTAGTTGAGCGTCGCCTACCTGCCTGCGATAGGAGTAGTGGTGGCCAAGATACATAGCCCAGTTAAGAGAATAACGATTAAGACGCGGACCATGAACTTCGAATTCTTCATCTGCAAGCTCCACCAATCCTAACGGGGAAATGGAAATAGTTAAGTCAGAGGACGCTGCCCTATAACTTGGGGGAGAAAAATCAATGCCGCTCAACTATCCACCTTTTTCTTAAAACAACCAGGAAAGGGTACCACGCTATTTATTTTAGCGGAAGCGCTCGCCTCTGATATTACCCTTACCCACCTTCTTGGTGACCTTCTTCTTTTGTTGGTCTTCCTTTTTCTTTTTTTCTTCAGCGGCGTAGTCGCGAAAACGAGGGTCTACTTCCCTCTTGGATTTAACATACTGACCACCAAGTTGATTATAACGAGAACGAACCCAGTGGGCGGCGGCAGGGGAAGGATAAGTGGTGAACTTGGCGCGAGCCTGCGCAACTACCATGTTATAAAGTTTTGGATTAGCAGGTTCCTGCTTTTCCGTCTTCTTTACTTCTTTACCTTGAATCAGTGCCATAGTTAATCCTTAAATAGAAAGAGGACCAACCCTGCGCTGGAATGTTGCGCAGGGGTGGGTTAGCTCTTTTATTAGTCTTCGACTACTGCTGGGTTAGACTTATACTGGCGAGCGCCGTTGCGAACTTCTTGTTCGAAGCGGTTGTCACCGTGGTCTGCAAAAGCTCCAGCAGAAAACTCAGAAAGATTCTGTGGTGCTTCTACCCATGCAGCTGAACCAACGTGTGCACGCTCGCGCATTGTTTCCTCTGCGGTCTTTGTGTGCACTGGCTTATTACGATTAGGGCGTCCTGCAGCTGGCTCATAGCCCTGCATAGCACCATTAGTAAACTGTGTTGGGATGTCTGTATCTGTTGCAAGGCCTTCTTCAAAACGAAGTGGGCCACGCTGTCCAGGAGTCGCTGCAGAAACTTTACGGTCGTAAATATTTCCTGGACGCTCAGGGAACTTAGGGGTTGGGGCAATTGCCATTTTTATACTCCTTATATAAAGGTTGAGGACCTCGTATAAAAGTGTCCTACGTATTTGCCGTAAAGTCAGGCTAAAGTAGTAACTACCTAGAAAAGAACGGCGAGGTGGACACTTCTACGGAAGGCATGGTCATATCTAGGGTCAGGGACACGGCTATAGCCAAACTATCCGCATAATCGTCGTGGGCGTGGGCTTCGTCAGGGGAAGTTAGGTCCAGTAAATTTAGTTTCCAAGTCTGTCATTTGTTGGTAAAAGCGTTTCCATGTGCGCAGTCTTCTAGTCTTTGCGTGAGCAGGCCAGCCAATCATTCGTCTGTCAATTAGAGCTTTTAGATGTTTCCAACGCTTAGATTGCTCGGGTTGGCTGCTGTTTAGGGCATGAACCTCTGCTCTTGGGAGGAGGAGTTTGAGTCGTTGAGCAACTGCATCACCAACACCATTAGCGTCCACGCCAACAGCAAGTACGTCGTAATTCCCCAAAAAATTCGTGATTTGAAAATACTGGTCTTCCCAATCATCGCCTTGTAACTCCAACCAATTAAGGACACGGTGGTCAAAATACCCAAACTCATCTGGGCGGTCCCAATCTACCCAGACAACGGTAACAACAGTAGAGTCAAGTTTACGGGCTGGGTCAATCCCAACTACAACTGGGGAACGGTGCCAGGCTTTAACTGTCTCTTGAGATGTGTCTCCAAGTTCGTCCATGATTGCAGAGGTAACGAACATTCCTCTTTCAAGTAGCCACTTACAGTTATAAGACATCTGAAACTCATCAGAGTCTTCTCCGATACGTAGCATCTCTTTCTTTATGAACTTTGCGTAGTTAGCGTTGTACTTAGAGACATCTTTGTAGTCCCACTCAAAGTGGTTCATACGAACAGACCTTGCTGTCTGTCTGCGTTTATTTAATTGGATAGAGCGATAAAAGTTATTTTTACTTGTAGTAGGGGTTCCCGTTTTAACCATGGTTCCTGAGTAGTAAGCCAACATAGGAGAGATTGATTTAGAGACTACAAAGTCATCCGCTTCTTGACACTCATCAATAACAATAAGGTGAAAGGACTTAGACTCAATCTTTGCACGTGGGTTAGCAGTCATCATCATGAGGCTACTGCCTGAGTTTTTTAACTTTATCTGTCGTGTAACTCCAGGCACCTTACCCAGGCTATCGTCAATCTCTGGGTCGCCCATGATTTCTTGCGCTCGCTCGCTAGTAAGCCTATTAACAGTTCTACCAAATAGAGTTTCTACCTGACCTTCAACAGGAGCAAACATACCTACCCAAATACCATCTTTAAATTGACCAAGTAAATCTGGATACATTTTTGCAAGGCGAGGTAATAGAACCATTAATGTAGCTACGGTGTTAGCAATAGTTTCTGATTTACCTGACTGACGTGCTGCGAGTGCTGTTATTTCTTCGCCGTCATTGATGATTACCGACTCAATGATGCGACGTGCTAAAGGCATTTGATATGGGTGCAACTCGTGCCCAACTAGGGCATTCATAAAAGTAATAGTTTTATCTATAAGCTTTTTAACAAATTCTTTGGAGAGCTCATCTAGTTCCTCTTCGGGCTCTTCTTGAGAAACCTCTTCTTCATCATCTAACTCATCGTCAGGAAAGAATTGGTCGTCTTCATCTTCTAGCACGTTGTAGTTCTCCATATGGAAAGTTTAGGGGAAAACAAAAAACCTGGATTCATAAAACCCAGGCTTTTTGGCCATCACACGGGAGAGGAAGAGAGAGGCAAGACTAAGTCTATCATAATCCTATTTGATAGTCACGCGGCGATGCAACTCGTCAATGACGGCATGCAAAGCTTCAGAGCCTTTTAAAGCCTCGTCAATATATAGCTGGTCCCTGTTTTTAGAGTAACCAGACATGCATCTAGATATTTCAATCATTGCCTGCTCTGCCCACATCTCTAGTTCGGCAGTAGGTATTCTGGAGACTCTTTTGGCAACTTTTTCAGGGAAAGGCTTTACCCAAGGTTCTTTTTTAAAAAAACTCATCATATGCTCCGTCCTCAGGTACCCAGGCTTTTCTGCCCTTCATGGCGTCTAAGAATATCTTATCTATAGCCTCGTCGTCATCAGGCGACACTTCTGGCTTGCTGTAAAAGATACCACAATAGTACCCAGGCTCTGTAAAAGGAGCCCTTACAACTAGACACTTGCCTTTACGAAAAGGGTAGTCAGTTTCTTGGGTTGTACCAACCTCTATTACTGGTAAGGCTTTTTTATGCCAGTATCTGAGTTTGCCTACATATAGTGGTCCAAATGATTTCAAGGTTTAGAACTCCGTATCTGCCTGCATTCTCTTTGATACTTCTGCTGCATAGCTTAGCAACTCTTTTGATGATGCGGATAGCCCACCGTCTTCTGGCAAGTCTGAAACATTTGCAGGCCCCATATCTGGCCAAGCGTCTAATCCGCTTTCTCTAAGATATTTACCTGTTGAATCTGTTGTTTGTAAGTTTTGCCAATGAATGGCAGGACAGTTTCTATACTCCCACCAAGTTCCATCTCTAAACACAACATACAGGGTGTTAGTCTCGGAGTTGTACGCAATAGCCTGCGCTCTTGGACGAGATGGGTTAGAAGTGTTTGCTGTTACTTGTCTAAATCCTTGAGATATCTCCATAGGGATAGCGGCAGAGAACGCCTTATCAATTGGTGATTCAACACCAAGTTTTTCAGCAAATGCTTGAGATAGGTTTAATACCCTATTAGATTGGTCAGCAGCACGCCTAAAGTAATTAGGGTTGTTATAACTCTTGTACTTCTTCGGCATCTTCGTCTACGTCCTTGCAGATATGGTCTTTAGTCTCAGACTGTAGCACTTTTTCAAAACAACGAGAACAGCGCATAACACGCTCATAATTATTTTGTACGGTGCCGCCTACGGGCACGTCTGCGCCGTCTTCGCCATAGGCAGGCTGATAGTCAGTGACTATACGCTGTTCTCTAAAAAGCTCTTTAGGAAAAGGGCCTTGTGGTTCCATTATCCTGTCTGGGACGGGGTGAACCTGTACAGCTTGTCTTCTAATTACCTTCATCTGCCGAAGTTGCTTCTTCTTTTACTTCAGCTTTTTTACGTGGCTTTTCAGTCCCAGGTATCTGCTCGACTAGTGGAAAGTGACCAGCCTCTGCTCTTTCTACCAACCATGATGGTAGACAGTCAGTGCAGTAGTTAACAGCGTTTACTCCAGGGTCAGCGCAAGTATAGGTTGCTGACTTATCGCAATTATCGCATTGTACTTTTGATGCCATGTTTGCTTTCCTTACTTCTTCTTAGCTGATTTTTTAATTTCAGCTGCAATTTTCTTAGTAATTTCAGCAGCAGCGGCGTCTGCAACGCGGCCAAATGCTGGGTCTTTCTTGTTTACCCAACGAAGTGCGACTGGCACTAAAGATGCCCAAAGAGCATTAGCTACTAAAAGCCACTCTGAAGCTCCAAAAGCTAGCGGGGTTGCTGCACCACTAGTTTGCATAACAATCATTACTGCACCAATAACTTGACCAAGCAAGTTACGTGCGTAGGATTCCAAAACTGCTTTGTTCATATTTAGCTCCTTATCGAATTGACTGCTTGCAAGTAGGACAGACGTTTGCTTCTGTTGCTGGCGCAGCAGCGGTACTTCCAGCAAATTTAGGACGACCAAAACCAACAATTCCAACTGTTAGTTTTTTAGCGTTGTTCTTTTTATAAGCGCGAATCTTTTTGCAACATTCGCCGCCATTGCGCTGATTACCCTTAGGGTCTCCTGCGGTATTTCCTTCTACGCAGGTTACAGTTCCATCTCCGTTGTCTTTTACAACGATACCAACGTGTGAAATTCTATCGACGCCATCTGCTGGGAAATCAAAATAAACGATGTCTCCAGGCTGTGGATTATCTTCAAACCAGCGGCCAGACTTTTTAAAAGACGCAGCGCCCGCTGGGGTATAAACAGTATTTGGAACTTTTACGCCAGCTTCGTTGGCGCACCACATAACAAAGCTGCCGCACCATGGCTGATAATTGGCTTTAGTAAATTTACCGTATTTGGTCTCGTTGTCCTTTGGACCTTCGATGTATCCAACCTCGGCTAGAGCAACTTCTACAAGTCTAGCGGCGGTACCTTGTTCTGCCATGAAAATCTCCTTTTAAGTCAACTACTAGTGTGCCTCAGGAGAAATGTAATGTCAGGCTAAATTACTCTTTTCCGTCTTCTAGGTGCTGGGTAAAACGGCCCTCTAGACGGGCTACAGATATCCGTAGGTCGGTTAGCTCTGCGTGAATCTTATTAATGGTGTCCTTCATCGAGGAGCCCCCATTGGGCTTCAACTCGTGGACGTAATTTTTTAGGTAGTTTCTTAATACCCACGATGTGGCTGCGACAAGTGCGGCGCCAAATGCGGATAAGCTAGCTAGAGTAGCTGCCCAATCCATTAACGACATCTGCATAAATTCCTTTGATAGTTAAATATAGAATACGCATGTATGTCGTCCGTGTAGCAATAAAATGCAGAAATACCGTATTTATATTAAATACTGAGATTTTCTTTATGTCAGCGTAAAAAAAATATTTTTTCTAAGCGTGGCTTAACTTGACCGTGGCTGTAACTCTGTGGCAGTCTAGACCTTGAAAGGCTCCAGTAATGGAGCCTTTTGCCACTACTGAGAGGAGCAATCAAATGCTTAATATCAGCAAAGAGCAAACAAGCCAGCTGGCAATTATCGTGGCCTATGTCATGGTATTGATTGGGAGCCCTGTTGTACTTGCAGCAGCAAGAGCAGAAACGGTTACCCAAGAAACAGTGCGACCACAAGTCGTAGTTGTTGACCCGTTGGCTAAGTTTAAGGACGCCAAGTCATTAGACAAAGGTGAACTTAAAGACCTGCTTCAAGCGGTCGGGTTTGAGGGAAAGGCCCTCAGGACTGCTTGGGCTGTTGCGATGAAAGAATCCAATGGCCGACCTATTGCCCACAACGACAATACGAACACGGGAGACAACTCATATGGCGTCTTCCAAATCAATATGCTTGGTGACCTAGGAGCGGATAGGCGAGAAAAATTCAACCTAAAATCTAACAAAGACCTCCTTGACCCTGTAGCAAACGCAAAGATTGCGTACTACATGTCAAATCAAGGACAGGACTGGACATCGTGGAAGGTGTACCCAGGCCAGACAAATGGAGAAAGATTCGAAAACTTCTATAAGGAGTTTCCGACAATAGACTAGTTTAAAAGAAAAAAGCCCCCTGCAGAACGCGGGGGGCTTTTTTGTTGGGCGCTATTAGGAAGCAGCAGCCCAAGGGGTGATAGTAATTGTTGCGTTGCGGTTGTAGCAACACCAGCAGCGGCTGCAGCTGTTGACTGAGCCTTGATTGTTCCAGCAACTGCCACAACTGCTCCAGTAATGCCTGTAAGAGCCAATGCTGTAGTTGCTGTGGTTGTGACTGTGAAGGTGTTGTCGGTGAGTTTGGTGATGGTATATGTTCCGTTAACAGAAGCATCAACAGATGAGATTGTGACCTTGTTACCAGTAACAAATCCGTGTGATGAGTCTGTGATTGTTGTAACGCCAGAACCTGCTGTACGAGAAGCTGCTGTTACAACGCCTGCAGCGTTTGTAGCTGCTGTAGCTGTAGTGATATTAGCTAGCTCGTAACCAGCGTCCTGTAGGGCATCCAAAGCTACTGCTGTTGTCATACCAAGAACGTCAGGAACGATGATGTTTCCAAGACCTACGCCATCAGCTGCTGAAACAGCAGTTGTTGACTCAACCTTGCCGCGCTGACCTGTAATAAGGCCGCCGTTAGCTGCATTAGTAACTGTAAACTGTAGGGCGTTAGCGCTTGCTACAGTTGCGCTTGAAAGATTGTATGAAGATGCTGTAAGCCCAGTAATGTTTACGACGTCACCAGCGGCAAGCTTATTCTGTGCTTTGTAGGTAACAGTTGTTCCATTTCCTGAAGCTTCGGTAACCATATAGTTACCTGCAGCTGGAATAAATGAAGGGTATCCAGCCCAACCAGCCTCAACATTTGAGTGGTTATCTACAGCAGGGTTTAGACGAGCGCTTGCAACTTTGGTGGTTTGAGCCCAACCATAGTCGCCCGTAGAGCCGCCTGTGTTTGTAATGGTCGCTGCTCGGTCGTCGTTTGGTTGCATAGGGATATTGCCCCATACAAAATCAACGGCCTGTCGACCTGAAGAGTCTACTGACATGTTGTACCTATTCTCTAGAGTGGTAGTGAACGCCTGATATCGGGGGCGCCTTTCCTATTGTCTAAGAGTATTTACGGCTTGTCAGGGCTAACTACTCATCAGAGGGATGAGGCGGCATGCCTTTTCTAGAAGGGTGTGGAGGAACACCGCGATACTTTATGAAGTCCATGCTTACGCTTTTATAATAGTCTCCTGATATAGACATCCAAACTTTATCCATACCAGTTACCTCAAAAAACTCCTCTACCTTTTGTAGGGGCACATCTTCTAAGCCCTTTAAAATCCTGCCTAAATGATTTGTAGCCTCAACTACATGTTTCCAGTAAGCGTCGCTTCTACTGTCTCCCCACGGCCTTCTAACCCTCTTTGTCTCATCTCTTAGAGGGGCGTCATGGTGTTGGTGAAATACATCCTTAGCGCCAACCGCATAGACAGACCATCCTTTAGCAAATGTTCTAAGTGATTGATTAAACTCCTCAGTATTAAAAGAACCCGCACCATCAACCCCAACTTCATCTACCCAAGCTTTTGGAGCAAATATGTACATGCAGGTAGTCCAATAAGTTTTGGCAATTTCAGTGCCGCGAAGACCAGCGTAACCAGGGAACTCATATCCAGGAGCCAAACTGCTGTAATGCGTGGCACGTCTACCAAACAGGGTCTCGTCTTCCCAGATTCCCCAAACATCTACTCCATCTACCGTAGAGTAGGATGGAGGAGCATAACAGACCATGACTTTTTCTTCTGGGAAAGCAGCTGTTAAATATAAATAGTTTGATAACCCTCTTTTGTCCCAGCCAGGTCTTCCCCTTGAGTGGGAGTCAAACTGAATAAAATAATCGTAATCAAAATCTACTTGTGTAGCTAGATTTCTAGCCCAGCACAGGCCGCCGTAATACTCAGTTGCTGGATAATACCTGTAGATTAAATTAGACTCGGGTATAAAAGAAAAGTCTTTTGGTTCGTCATCCTCATCTACAAGGGAAAACACAAGTGAGTCTTTAAACTCTGCTGTTTCCCAAAGAGACTTTACAGTTGCATAAAACTCGGGGTCTTTATAACTAGCTATGCTTACTAGTATCTTGGGATTGTTCATTTGACTCCTCAAGGTCATCGGTGTTCATCCACTTATGTAACGGACACCAGGCTTTAGCAAGTTTTACCTTTAAATTCATAACGCAACCGCATTTTTTGCACTGATTAGTTAACCCAATAAGTTCTGGGCATTCTCGACAGATACTAAGCCTACTTGCGGCAACCTCATCGGTAGCTCTAGGTTCTGACGTCTTTAGCATATGCCACGGCCTTACTGGTGGCGGAAGGCTTTTACCTTTTTCGCTATTGCGAAATCTTTCTGATATCTTACTCATTTATAGTTCTTTTTCTCCCACATATGGTCTTGATACATTCCCGAGAATGTGGAGTTTATCAGATTTAATCTATCACGTACTTCTTGACTTCTTTCTTCCATAATTTCAGACTCCCAAGACTCTCTTTTAAAAGGTATTGCCTGAGCAATTGGGGTTCCGCGTTTAATAATGCCTTTATAACCTTTTTTAATGTGAAATGGCAACGCCCCAGCTGACGGCATGCCGTCCGTATCAATAATCCCAGTCATAGTCATAAATGGCAGGTCTGGTCTGTGTGATGGGGTAATTATAAGTGTGCTATATCCTTCTGGGGTTACGGCTGCCCAAAAAGGAACCCACCTCAATATATCTTTATGAAAGGTGTCATCTGTTGGATAGTCTCCAACTTGGTCGGGGTTGTGACTTAAAATAAACTCATAACGTGGGTTTCTCCACTTAGTTTGGATGTTGTGTGGGTCTGTAGAATCAATATAAATATCTACAGGACATAAAAAATAATACCCAGTGGTAAAAGTGTCAATCATAGACATACACTTTTTGCCAGTTACATTTGCAAAATGACCGCCATTTGCAGAGTCCTCTGTTGCTTTTACGATTTGTTTTTCCTTAGTTAAATAAGGAGGTAGTTTTCTAAACCATTCTGGCATCATAGTACGAACAGGTACTGGAGGCGGCGCAAATCCGCCTACCTCTTCATCAGTTGGGTAGAACTTTATTACTGGCATTACATTGCGGCTCTAGTGTCAGCAAGTATCTTTTGATAGTATTCTGGACCTTGAGTAAAGTACCAATGGTCTGGCTCAGCGTAATGTAAAAAAAGCATGTCTACTATGTTTGAGTCTTTTTCTGGAAACGGCCCTCTCCAATGAAGTTGGTCTTCTCCATAAAAACACAGCGCTTGATTTGGCTTCAGTAGGTACTCTTTGTCTTCCACGTAAAGTGGCCAATCTACGCTAGAAGTTAGGCATAAATCTACGGTATAGGTGCAGGCGTTGCTGTCCATGTGTCTTAATAAATTAGCTCTTGCACCTTTATATCTTACGTAACACGAATAGGTGGGAAGCAAAGTTTGGCTATCAAATATGTCTCTTGCTTTTTGTAAGCAATGCTCTAATAACTGGTCAGGCATTTGACCAGCTGGATTCTTTAGCATAAAACGACCAAATGAACGGTCGTACTTAAGCTCATCAAGAGAGTACCCGTTTAAAGTGTTTAGTGTTTCTTGAAACTTTTCTGGTGAAAGCACGTCGCTGACTATCACGGGCTCTTTTACTACTGGCCTTGTGCCCATTAATTCGTCATCAGCAAAATATTTTGTTTTAGCCATTTGTTGCTTCCAATATCCACATCACGACAGCGTATTTAGTACCCTCTTTTACTGGGTGAGCTATGTGAGCGTAAATATAGTTAGAAGGAAAAAATAATATGGAATTTGCAGGTGGTTTTAATTTGTAGTTAAAATAAGGAAATTCAATCTCCCCACCCTCATATTCATCATTTACATACCAAACTAAAGATAGAACTCGGTTATTTCCGCCACCTGCATCAGCGTGCAGTTTATATTCCTGTCCAGTTTGATACTTTAAAATAATTGGTGAAAGAGGCAAATCACCAGAGTTGACACTGTAATAACCCTTATATAGGTTGTACGCGTCTTGAATGTTGTTTAACATCTTAACTGCTAGTGCTCCGCCTGCTGCTAACTCTGGGTTTTCAAGAGTGGCCCACTCTGCCTGTAGGTGAACAGATGAGTTAGTTCGGTACTCGCTGCGTACAGAACCTGTTTTGTCAGAGCCAACCATGGCTCTTTTCCATCTAATTACCTTAGAGGGGCAGTTAGTGACGGTTTCTATTTCCTGTATTAATTCTTTGTAGTCAGGCACTATGTTTTCAAATAACACTATTCCTGGTGCAACAATTTTTGATTCCATGTGTTTATCCTTTACTTGTTGTGTACTAGTATACCCTCTGCAAAGAACATATCATAGGGCTCGGTGCTCAATGTGCGAACTTTGAACCTAACGTTAGGCTCGTAGGTAATTGTAGAAACTGGTATCCAAGCTTCTAGGTCTCCATCAAACAACATGTCTCCCTCAACAAGTTGGGCGGCACGAGTATAGTAGTATCGACCGTCAGCAGCTTCTTTAGCAATAAACGGGTGAGAGCCAGTTACCTGGATTCTATTGTTAATTGTATAGCGTCCAGTTTCTTCCCATTCTCTAACATTTACAATAGTTGTAATATCAAGCTCTTTGTAGGTAAAGTTATCTGAACTCCAGGTGTCAACAATTAAATCAGCATTTGGGTCATCAGGGTCAATTTCTTCAAACCTTGCAGAAATAACCTGGTCACCAATCTTTAAATCAGCAAGACGTTTATCACCATTTGGTGTTGGAATCATACTGTCAACAGATAGGCAGTAGTAAGGGTAACGAGGAACTGGAGCAAGTGGTGGTCCACCAACACCTGTGTAGAAGTATTCTGGCCAAGGAGCAAATGGTCCAGAAGCTGTTGGAGTAACAGTTGCTGTTGGGGTAACAGTTGCTGTTGGGGTAACCGTTGCTGTTGGGGTAACAGACCCTGTTGGTATACAACCTCTACCAACTCCAGCAAATCCTGTACCAGGAGGGCATCCAAATGCATCTGGTCCTGGAGCAGTTGGTGTTGGAGCTGTTGGGGTTGGAGCTGTTGGGGTTGGAGCTGTTGGTGTTACTGGTATAAATCCACCACCACTTGGAATGCTACCACCGCCGCAAGTAGAAGCTGAAAGCAAACTTTCATATAAAGGACCAGTATTAGTTGCAGCAACACATGTCCAATTTGAGATACCAGAAAGTTGTGACAAAATACCTGAACATGCTTGTGAGGTTGATGTCCAACCGCCGACTGAAATAGGCAGGGCGGAGTATCCATTCACCAATCCGTTTTGGCAATAAGCATAGGTAATATATTGTTCTGTTACTGGTGCTGTTGGAGTTACTGGCTGGCACTGGGATGCGTTAACAGTTATGGTTCTAGTTCCACACGATGTCCCACAGCATGGGTCGACTCTATTAACTACTAAGTTAAGTCCAGAGCAATACGGGCTACCAGAGTCTTGGCAACACGCAGAACAACCACCACCGCTTGGTGCGGGGGCGGGTGCAGGTGCAGGTTGTGTAATAACAATGACTGAGGAGGGGTTGGAGTCTGCGCTAACTCCATTTGCATTTGTTGCTGTTACAACAAAGCTGTAAGAGCTTCCGTTTGTAAGTCCAGTAAAAGTTAAACTAGTACTGGTAGAAGTTAAAGTTGTCTGTGTTCCAACAACTCTTACTGTATATAAAGTAATTGCGGAACCACCATTTGCTGGAGCTGTCCACGAAACACTTGCTTGACTGCCATTATTTAGGTTAGATGCTGTAACTCCAGTAGGAATATTAGGTTTAGTTGTAGCGCGAATAGGTCCTCTAGGATTAGAGTTTGCGCTAGTAGAGCTTTGATTTCTGGCACGGACCCTATAAGTATATTCAACACCAGAGCGTAAGCCAGTAACATTTCCAGTGGTTGTTAACCCCACCTGGGTAGTAACAACAGCTCCTCCATCAGCAGGAGTTGCTTCAATATCATAACCAACAAGTGGAGTTTTTCCATCAAAAGTAGGCGCAGTCCAAGTAAGATTGCAAGAGCCATTATCAAAGGCTCTATCAGACCCAGTGTCAGTTGCTGACTGAATTGTAGCTAATCCAGGCGGTACTTTTTTCTGGGAGTCAACTGGACCGACTCTAACTATCATTAGGCGCTCAAATCGCCAAGAAGAGTCCAGGTATTCTCAGCAAGTTTTATAAGAGTGGCTGCTGACCACTGAGTTCTTAGATTTGGACCAGGAGTTGCACCAATAACAACAGTTCCAGTTTCTCCAGCAAATGTAACGTTTTGATTTTGTCCTCTAACAAAAGTAATTTGAGAACCTGTAGGAAAAGCTTGGCTAGCATTTGTTGGAACTGTAACTGTTATTGCAGCCCCAGTATTGGTGCACCAAAAAACTTTGTTTTTATCTGCTAAAACTAAAGAAAAGTTTGCAGCTTTTTGTTCAATTGTTGCGTCTTGAGGAATTGCAGTAACGCTACCAACAATATTTGCTGCATTTATGGTTCCAGTAAATAAACCTGTTGGAGTAACAGCCGCCTGTACAACACCGATACTGTCTTGCCATTCTTGTAGGTTTGCGGTCTGGTTTAATGCTCCTCGTACAATAATTCCACGATTTACAGAGCTTCCAGTATCAATTCTGTTGCTGTTTGCCCCATCAGCTGTTTTACGTAGGTACTGGGTGTGAGAATCAGCTACAACACCGTTTTCTATATTAGCAAGACGTGCAGAAACGCTTCCATAAGTAACTGAGCTAGCATTAAAAGCTGTAGTTGGGTTAGCAGCGGTTGAAACATGTGGGTTAGTTCCAAGAATGCTTTGTGTAGCAACAACTTCTTCTTGTAGTGAGTTTGGGTGCGATGCGTCTACAGTGTCGGTAATGTTAAACTTGGTATCAAACACACGCACTGAGCCTGGATATGATGCTGCCATTGTGGTCCTTTCAAATGCTAGTTCTGGCTTTCGCCATTTGGTCCTTTGCCTGGTTGATTCCAGACAACAATACTAGGTTTTTCTTTATCTGTTGTAAACAGCTTGCGGATACCAAACCTTGAGTCATTAACTTGTATAGGTTTAGGCTCTGCTCTTTCAAACTCCTTATATCTCATGGGGACCAGCGGCTCCATTGTAGCGCATGAGTGTCCTTAGCCTTAATAGGAGACATAACATAGGTTTTGCGGTCTCTAAACTGCCTAGACCTTGAATCACCCTTTACTGGCGATTGAGTTGACGAAGTAATCTCAGCTTTTAGAGATTCTTTGCTCTTTTTACGCCTTGCCATTGAATTGTCTGCCTGTTAAGTCGACTGGAGGTAGATTTGAGGTATCTGAACCTGTTCCTCTGTACTCTGATTTAAGTTTTGCTTCACTTTTTGGCTTAGGTGCTGCTGTTTTTTTAGGTGCAGGTGATTTTGTAGCAGCTTTTTTAGCTGGAGCAGGTTTTGTAGCCGCCTTTTTTACATATTTGTTAGCAATTCTTGCTTCTTTGTCGCGTTTTGCGTAAATCTCACGAGTTGCTGTTTGGGTAGTCTTCATTTTTGGCATAGATTTGCGAGAACCAGAGGCGGCCCTTGCACTTAAAGCCTCAATTCCACTAGCTGCAACGTTTCTACCGCTACCACGGCCTTTATAACCTTTGCTTAGCATTGTCATATTCCGATTGTAGGCGCTTTCTAATAGTAAAACCGCATAAAGCACCCGTTTGGGTGCCTTATGCGGCTTTGTTTTTTAAGGAATTAGTCCTTGTCCCACTCGTCGTCTGGGTCATGTGCGTCTGGCTGGTGATTTCCAACCTTAGCTGGACCTGATACTACCTCTTCTGCAGCCGCGTAAGTAACTGCGCCTGTGCCAGCAGCGATAGTAATGCTGTGTCCATTTTGCTTAGCTTCTACCTGTAGGTCTGCAGCGCTCTTTGCCTTTGTATCAACTGCAGCAAATGCTGCGTTAATCTCATCAAGGTCAAGCTTGCCATCATTCATAAAGCCACGTGCTAGCTTCTCTACGACTGCGGCAACAGCGGTTAGACCAGCAACAGCAACTGCTGTAAGCGTGTCAACGCCAGCAATAGCTCCAGCACCAATAACGGATAGTCCGCTAGCTGCAAATGTTGCAATAATTCTTAATAGAATATTTCCTGCTGATTTCATTATTCCTCATCTTTCGGGTTACGGATTGGGTATGTAATTGCCCAAGCACCAAGGCTGAACAAGATTGCATAACCAACTACTGTCTTAGCGCTACCGTCTAAGACGACCCATGCAATGAACATACCTAGAAGAGTCCAGGTCTGGTCAATGAAGTCTTTAGCTAACTTCTTAATTAAGTTCATGAACGGCGTCTCCTAACGGCCTTACTATCTCCAGAGGGAGTTCCCCCTCCAGAATTACTGCTACCCCCACCACTTGGTGCGGATGAGCCACCGACTGCTGCACCGACTGCATTAAGAGCCGCTCCAGCAGCTACGACAGTAGCAACAACCATTTTGGTTGCTTCTTCTCGTTCTTCTGGAGACATATCAGCACCTATACTTCCGAGTGCTGTTAAGACCTGACCTGGGTCATCGAATATTGCGCCTATGAGTTCTGCGGGGTTCTCTAATAAGACTAGCGCCGCAGCAACCTCTGCTTCAATTATAACGGGATTACCGTTCTCATCAGTACGAACGTCAGCCAGTGCTTCACTTATGGTTTCTTCTGGTGTATTATCAGAGGATGTTTCTTCCAACTGATTATCTTGCTCTTGTTCTTCTGACTGTGGCTGTTCTGATTCTTCAGTATTACTCTCGGTCTGAGACTCGTCGGTTTCGCCTGTTTGTTCGGGGTCTGTTTCTGACGACTCTTGGTCTGTGGTTTGCTGTTCTTCTTCTGAGTCTGTAGGTTCATCAGATGAAGTATCAGTTGTCTCATCTGTTGAATCAGGTTCGTCACCATCAACGTTGTCAGTTGGAGTCTCAGGGTCAGTATCAGGAGTGGACGGTTCCTCTGGAGAAGGCTCTTGTTCGGGCTCTTGAGGATTTGTCTCTTCAGGAGAAGAAGGATTCTCTGGTTGAGGGTCCGTTGGTGGAGTTGTAGATGGACTTTCAGAATCTGTCTGAGGAGGAGTGGTTGGAGCACCGTCAGAAGGAGACGTTGGAGTACTTGGACCTTGTGGCTCAGTTGGCGTTGAAGAAGAAGCAGCTTGTTGAGCAGCAGCTGCAGCAGCAGCCTGTTGAGCAGCAAGCTCAGCAGCCGCTTGAGCCTCAGCCTGAGCCTCCGCTTCAATACGAGAGTTCGTACTGGAAACCACAGGAGCGATAGCGTTTGCTTTTTCAATAGCGGTATCAGCTAATTGATTAGCGGTAGTTAGTGCCGAATTAGCAGCAGAGGTGGCAGTTGTTGCATCTGCGGTAACCTGTGTAAGAGTTTCAGTAGTTGACACAACTGCAGCATCAGCAGTAGTTTTTGCCTCTTGGAGGTTAGTCAATGTTTGAGTCTCTGTTGTTAGTGTGGACTGAGCTGTTACAAGCGCTGTCTCTGCTGTTGTTTTCTCTGCTGTAAGAGCGGTTAAAGTTACATTTTCTGCGGCAACCACCGCAGTTTGTTCTTGAATTTGTGTGGTTAAGGTTTCATTAGTCACATTAGTCATAGGTTTTACAGGTTGACCAGCAGCTTCACGAACACCTATACGAGGGCCGTTCCATAGATTTGTTGTATTACCTGAAACAGTTCCTGTTCCCGTCCACTCACCTGTTGTTGGGTTAACGGTCATTGTCCAATTAACATTTGTAATAGGACCATTAGGGTCAGAAAATCTGTGTAAGTCCCAATCAACTGCAAGTGTAGTTTCAGTAGTTGTAACTGTTATACCAGCACCTGGTCCTGCACTTTGGAAGTCAGAACCAAATACAGAAATGCTTGGTCCATTAGGGAAGTCCCACCAGTTAAAGTCGCCAGTTCCGAAAGTAATTGTGGCTTTAGAAGTTACATAAATCTGACTGGCTGTTCCTTGACCCTCATAGACGGTGTTACCCATTTTAATGTCAAATGGAGTTTGAATTTTAGTTGCGGCGTCATACATAGCGGGAAGAGTTGTGGTTGTGACTGTTGGAGTCTCTGGTGCAACAGGGGCTACATACCCAGAAGTTGTGTAGGTCTTAGAATCAGAAGGGGTATTTTGTAGCGCAGTAAGCTCAGAAGTTTCTTGAGTTACTACAGTTTGCTGAACTTGAACTGCAGTAGTAGCGGCAGCGACTGTTGCAGTAGCAGACTCAACTGTAGTTGTTGCTGTTTGTACAACAGTTTCTTGTTGTGTAACAGCCGTAGCTGCAGCAGCAGCTGTGGTGGTAGCGGTTTCCACAGCCGCTGCGGCAGGTGCTATTAGTGCAGTAGCACTCTCAGCCTGCTGCACTAGAACTGTTGCGCTATCTACCGCTGTCTGTGCAGCGGCAATAGCGGTGTTGGCTTCAGAAACAGCAGTGACAACCGCTGTATCTGATGCTACTGTTGGTGAAGCTGTAGAAATCGTTTCAGACACTGTTACTGTGGCGGTTTCAATCTTAGTTTGGATGGAGGTAACAGTAAGTGTCTCTGGAGTACTTGTTGGCGTTGTTGCTGGCTCTACCGATTGCGTGGGGGTTGGGGTGGATGATGGCGTTGAGGTATCTGAAGCTGAAGTCGATTGTGGAGTTGAATCAGTTGAAGGAGAGCTTGAAGCACTCTCACTATTTGATTGAGGAGTTGACTCTGGCTGTGGAGCGGGCGAAGAAGAAGGCTCAGTAGTTGCTGTTGCGCCATCCACGGGGGCAGGCGTAATAACCTGCTCGGTGGCAGGTTCCTCAGCGTGAGCAGTTGATTGGCCAAGTAAAAATAGAAATGTTGCAAGAAATAGTGCTGCGAATATACGCAGTAGTGAGATAGCCTCTCCTAAAAATTAGGAAACGTAGACTTTATTTATTATAAACGATTTAAATAATTTAACGGGTCAAACACATCAATAGATGTATTAAGAAGTGCTGAGCGTTTTTCTTTTGCATGATGACCACAGAAATATAAATCACCATTTAAAAATGTGGCTACAACTTGAGCGGCAGCACTGCAAAGGTCACACCTGTCCGCTGTTGTAAGTTGTTTTGTCTGTACAACAGTTTCCATGATTAACCTTTCTTCTTTTTAGCTCTGTATTCTTTTTTGTTTGGTAAACCTAAGTCTGCTGCTACGCCTCGACGACCTTCTTTAGTCGTGGTCTCTCTTGCAGGACCGCCTGGTCGTGAACTAGTTCTTACTTCTACTCCCCACTTAGGGTCTCCCTCTTTAATAAGAGAACGTGGGCCCTCGTTGTGCTTTTGAAATAAGCGGCCTTCAGCAGCAACTTGTTTCATAACATCTGGCGCTGTTCCTGCATGAGCCTGCCCTACACGGCCAACTCTAGTCATTTGTCCGTCAACTTTTTGAGGAGCATGTACTGTAGAAGCAACAGCAACAAATTGGGATTCAGAACGCTTATCCATTATCGCCCCTTAATCCTTTTAATCTCTTTTTCTTTAGCCTGTTTTTGATTACGCATACCTGCAGTAAAGCGTTTCATATGGTCTGCGCTAACAGGGCCAAGGGTGTCCTTTCTTGGGTCAAATGCTGGACCAGCTGTTGCAGCTCTTTCAGCCCCAGTACGACCAGTGTTGTAGTCATACTCGGTAAGCTCTGCACCAGTCATATTGCGACGCTTAGTAGCTTCGCCAAGCTGTTGTGCAAGTGCAGATTTATGAAGTTCTGTAAGGTCATCACCTTTACGATAAATAGGCATTATTTATCATTCTCCTTCTTGCCTGCACGGCGCTTATTTTCTTTAGCTGTATTTTTACCATGCTTTAACGCTCTTAAGTTTCCTTTAGAATCGTTGTTATGGTTATTATCTTTATGGTCAACATCTGTTCCTCGGGGTAGTTTTCCGTTCTTCGATTCATAGTCGGCGCGAGCCTTATTCTTCGAAGTGGTAACCCATTTACCGCCTACTTTTTTCTTGTAGACGTAGATAGGACGACCTCCATTCTCTTTGGAGCCTTTATAAGGTCCAAATTTCTTAGTAGTTGCCATTACTTAGAATCCTTTTTTGGTGGTCTGCTTGCTTCTGAACATCCGTGATGGTCAGGGTGAAAGGTTTGGTCAGCTGATTTAGTTCTAACACTTAGTACCTTTCCTCGAATCTCTCTCCCACAATTATCGCATGTGGGAAATTGACTTTTGTTCTTTTTCATTACACAAAGTTTGGATATGAAGGTTGCTGTGGCTGCTGTTGTGGTGCGCCATCTTTCTGACCTTGAATCATATTAGAGACTCTACCAGCAACGCCTTGCTGAATACCAGCAACAGCGCCTTTCTTAGCGGCTTGACCTGCTGATGAGGCGCCAACACGTGCAACCATAGGTGCTAAACGTGCTGCAAGTCCTGCGACTGCTTGTATCATCGTTCTCCTCGATTTCTGAATGAGTTATTTAATATATCACTCGCTTGCTCAGATACATTGTATCTTCCATATGTTGGACGCGGACCCGAAAACATACCATTACGGTCATTTCTAAACTCATTGACGCGACTGCGTTTCTGCTTCAACGGAGGCTTTTTTTTCGTGTTTACACCTTTTTGTCCAGGTGCATCTTTACCGAAAGCACGTTGAGCTTTGTTACGTCCTAGCGCTGGGTCATTAATCATTTGTAATACTTCTTGTTATAGTTGGGGTCTCTGTCAGCATATTCTGACTTCTTCATCATTGTGTAATTATGAAGTTTCTTAGATGGGTCATACTTTGGATTTAAGTCCTGAGCCTCTTCAAGATTAATGTGTCCACCTTCAAGAGCAGCATGAACTCGTCCAATGCTAGGTGTTCTATGGGTACCCTTTTTAGGGTCCCGTTCAGGTTTTACAGGTCTGCTACCCACCTCACGAATACGTGCAGCTAAAGCTGCAAATTGGTCTTCATTAGGGTTCATATGCTCCACCATCCTACGGTCTTCCAAGCATCTGGGTTTTCTTTTAACCACTTCTTCATAATCTTATTTTCTTTTTCCCAATTTATCTCATGTGTGGGACGACCGCATAAATTGCAGGTTTCAGTACCCATATTCTGATATACGTGGGGGCACATTAACAATCCCATTTACGAAGAGATTTGTTAATACGGCTATTAGGGTCACGTGCAGTCTTAGAGCTTGTGTTTTGCTTCTTCATACCCTCCATACGTGCACAGAAGGATTTACGACGTGCTGCGCTCTTAGGAGACTTCTTAGCCTGTTTCGCGCTTACTGGTGGTTTAAGGTTGCTACCAGGATTGGCTTTCTCATAGGACTTACGTCCCTTCTCATTAAGGCCGCCTTTAGAGTTCTTACCCTCTTTACGTTGCCATGCTTGACTAGCCATATATCCTCTTTTCGCAAAAACAACTACATGCGTTCTCTGTACAGAGACCGTAAGCATCTAAGTTGTGCTCACACTTATTGCAGATGTCGCTCACTTACTTGGCTTCCATCCGTCGGGATTCCCCATCCGTAGAGCTTCATCAACATGCTTCTCAAAAGCTTCATTACGGGATGATGTGTCTAATGCGATGGGGACTACCTTACCCGTACGTTCTTTAACTTTCCGCGTTGCGGATAAGTCAATGACGCGTCGGGAGTCATTGGACCTACTAACTATGCCTTTTGCAATTGGGCCGAAGGGTTCCATAACTTAAGTATCTCCTATCTTTCATTCATAGTACGGATATAAGTAACGTAAGTCTCCGTCAGCATATGTATCAATTGCGGGCTTGTTTCTGGATGTTTTTCTAAAAAGTGTCCCTTCCACGCGACTGCTCCCCACTCCAGTCTTCCACACCCATTGGATACATCTAGAAAGATAATCTTTGCAAAACGTGCGACACGCCCAGGGCAATCTAAGTTATCGTTTAGAAAATTAATGAAATCCACGGAAATAGGGTACTCTAAATTAAAAAGGCGTATTGGGCAATCGCACAGATGGGCTACTGCCTGAAATTTCTAGAGCTCATTAAAAATTTTTTGGACCCCCTCGGCTACTGCCTGCCCCAAGCCTATGTGGGGTATGGGTGAGACCTGGTGGCTTCCTAAGTTATCCACAGGTTTAACCCTGGGGGGTGTGGATATGTGGATAAAAATGTTATCAAACTGAGACCAACTACGCTTGCGCTTGATAGGGCTATCACATATGTTTAGACCGTGAGCAACAGGGCTCACAGTTAGGGGAATATAAATGGTTCAAATGTCCGACACTATCGCCAATGCGGTGGCAACTATCGTCAAACTTACCGCACCAGATGTTCAGAAGGGCGTTCAGGATATCCTCATGAATGTAGTCGAGGCGTCATACAATCAGGGTATGCGCGACGGCATAGACACAGCAAAGCAAATCCTTACCGCTTGATGGCTTCTATCCCCCATCCGCAAGGGTGGGGGGTGGTGGTTAGCAAGGCGCTAATCAGAAGGGGGAATTATGGCAACACTATTAAATATCCGTAAGGTAGTCGAGGGCACATACAAGGTGGACTCTCTACCTTGCCCACGCTGTGGGGATGTTCTAACACTAGAACTAGAAGGGGCGAAACTCTACGCCTACAATCAGGGCGCATACATTCAGGATGTATTCCCTAACCTTAACTCTGGCGAGCGCGAGCGCTTTATCTCTGGTATCTGCAATCCATGCTGGCAACAGATGTTCATGTATATGGATGATGAGGAGGAGTGATGACATACATAACTCTGACCAAAGCTTGCAGTATGTGCGACGGCATAGAGCACACATGGCAGGCAATACCAGGATGTGACCGTTGTGAGTCGAGCGCACATGGACCAAGCCATGAGCCATTCACACGAGGACACCGACCACATTGCACTGGTAATTGTTGTTGGTGACAGGACAGGCCCGCGACTTCCCCCGCGGGCCTTTTCTTATTTAGGGATGCCATACCCAAAGCCATGCTTGTTTGTGTTGGCCCGCCCACCCCGTTCTATTGGGAGTTAGTTAGAGAGCCTGTGGATAACTAGGCGCAAATCGTTATCATTTTGTAATCGTGTGCGCTTGGTGTTGTCGGTGTTGTAGTGTAGTTTTATCTCATAAGCGCAAGGGGCGCTTATAAGTTAGGAAAGAAGGTTGTTATGTCAAAGTGTGGAGTTTGCGATACCTCAGAGAATATCGTGTTCTCAGGTGTTGATGCTTTCATTCTAGAATGTATGGAGCAGATTGAGCGCATTTGCTACGATTGCGCCAACGAGCAGAGGGCAAAGGTGTCCGCATGATGTTTTACAATGGTTTCAATCTAATGATTGACCTAATCCTTGCGGGCGTTGTTGGTTTCTTCGCTTATCGCTCAGGTTGGTTTCGTGGATATAGTGAAGGACAAGCGGACGCGGTCTGTGATGATTGCGAGCGCATGGCTAAACTTGAGGCTGAGTATGCCTATGACTCATGGATTGAGTCACGCATTGAGGAAGACTTGGAGGCAAAGCATGGCATCAACTAGATGGCACCGCGCAACCTACAAGGCGCACGCTGAGGTTATCAAGCAACTAATGAACCCAGCAAATGAGGAAGTATTAAAGAAGGTTGCCTATGAGTTGGCGATTATCTACGGCGCGGATAACGCTAACTTTCAAAGGGATAAGTTTCTCACCGCTTGCGGTGTGAAGTAACAACCCCCTAACCAACCAGCCCCCGCAGATTGCGGGGGCTGAGTTGTTTGTGTTGGGCTGCTTATGGCTCTGGGCTGGACTAGCAACTTGCGTTATAGCTAGTCCTAGTGCCCAATAAGCAGCCCAACACAAACATGCGGGCCTGTGGATAACTGTAGAGAAAACGTTATGAAAATGTTATGCAGAGAATGAGATAGTACTAGCGCTCCCTATGATAGGCTGGCCATTGATAGGCACCCGCCTATCCTTATGCGAAAGGGGAGAATCCCTACGTGGCGCTCCTGCATGGCATGGGTTAGCAAATGCAACTTTTGACGTGGACGCGGATATTACTACCGCTGACATGCTCAAGGGCGCATTGCTTAATGACTGGAATGTACGTCTTGAGCCAGTCATCTATCCTGCAGACTATCGCGCAAAATCCGCGCTCAACTATGTTGTGCGTACTAATCCCGTCGACGCTGGCATTGACGTGCTCTCCGTCGTAGGTGACCGCTATTCCGTATTCCAAAATGAGGACCTCTTCAATTTTGGTGACAATATTTTGGACGGTGGCGCCAAATGGGAATCCGCGGGCTCAATCAAGGACGGCCGAATTGTATTCGGTAGCCTAGTTGTACCTCGCGAATTCATTCTAGACCCGCAAGGCGTCGCTGATAAGACTGTCACTTATTTATTGGTGCACTCTTCACATGACGGTAGCGCCAGTGTTCAGGCGTCAATTACACCTGTGCGCGTCGTATGCCAAAACACGCTGAACATGGCGTTAAAGTCCACTAAGCAATCTTTTAAAGTCCGTCACACTTTAAAAGTTGAGGGACGCGTCGCTGAGGCCCGCCGTGTGCTAGGCCTAACATTCAATCACATGGACGAATTCGAAACCATGGCGAAAGCCCTATTCGAAACGTCAATTGACAATGTCCAATGGGGTAAGTTGCTCACCGCTATATATCCGCTGGACGATAACGCGCCAAAAGGCACCGTCACTAAGCATGCGCAAAAAATCGATATCTTGAATGATTTATATTTCAAGGCGCCTACTCAAGACGGAATCCGTGGCACCGCATGGGGCGCACTTAATGCGCTTACTGAGCGTCTGGACTATTTCCGTCCATCTCGCACCGCCAATGGCGAGGCAATCAAGGCAGCAGCCAGTGGATTTGATGCCATGGTAAATGCCGAAAAGGCCCGCATTCTATCCGCGGTCCGCGAATTCGCTAACGCGTAACACGCGAAAGCCCCCGAGCCCCTGGCCCTAGGCCAGGGGCTCTCTTGTTTGTGTTGGGGCTATATATGAGCTTATGGGCAGGGTAGTTGTCTTTTCCTGCCCATATATATAGCCCCAACACAAACATTGCCTGTGGATAAGTGAGAAGAAATCGTTATAGAGATGTTATCTAATAGGCTTGCGTTAGACAAGGAGTGATGATTAGATAGTCCTATCGGAGATACCGATACAAGAGAAAGGGGCTTTTATGGCTACCACCATAAAGGTAGATAGAGTAGTGCTAGTAGAGGCACTAAAGAAAAAGTTGGCAGAGCAGGATAAACTGCGTGCTGAGTATAAGAAAGCAGAAGAAAAATACAAGAAAGAACAAGAAGCCTTCGCTACTAAGGTTATTGCTCTTGCTAAGTCGGGGAAGTTAGAAATCGCCAGCACCAACTATCGCAGTTGGTCAGGAAGGTTGGAAATCGAGTTCAATGTTGATAAGACTCAAATCCCTGCCGAACCAAAGAACCCACAGACACCAGACGGGTGGCTTCACGATAGTGATTACCAAGAACTTGATAGGACTATCAAGTTGCTCGGTATGACCAGCGACCCAAGCGTTCCTACGAGCGTCTATAAGTCAGTAGCACAATGGCTCTAAAATAAGCCTAGCAAATGCCCCCGTGCCAAGCACGGGGGTTTTTGTTTGTGTTGGGCTGTCTGGCTGGCTATTTACTAGTCTTTCTACTAATGTTTTAGTAGAAAGCCAGACAGCCCAACACAAACATCGGCAGCCTGTGGATAACTTCCCTGGAATTGTTATCAAATCTTTATCAACGAGAGTAGAGATTACCGCGTTCTTAATATAGATTAGCCCATGTAAGAGAAAGCCTCTTACAGAAAGAGGGGGACTACCCGATGATTACAACGCCTGACGGTGTGAACATCTACACCGACCAAGACGTCCAAGAGAAGGTCGCAGAGGCTAAGACTACTGCAACCGACTCAGCAAACAGATATACCAACCTACGTATCGCTGGTGTTGTTGAGACAACATTCAAGTCAGAGGTGCGCGAAGGTAACATGGAGGAAGACTATGCGGTCGGACTCTACAATAACCTTGCTTCACAACTAGATTGGAGCACCATTGACAACCTCAGCGTTAAATACACAGCAACCGTCTATGCGTTCGACGACGAACTATTCACAATCAACGACATTGAGGCAGACGACGAGCAAAGTGCTGAACAGTCCATTTGGGACGACCTTAATATCTCAAACGTTCGTCTTTCATTCGACGTCGAGGCAAATGGGGAAGGCGGTTACTTTAAAGGTGACGTCTATGACCTTGACGACTTCATCAACGATAACATCAAGATAGAGGTTACCGAACAGGATTAGTCCCCCGACTAATACGATAGGCTTGGCGTTCATGGGCGCCAAGCCTATTTTGTTTGTGTTGGGCTTGCTTGGCTATTAGTAGCTTTTATTGCTGGCAGGCCTGCCTGCCAGCAGCCAAGCAAGCCCAACACAAACCTTATCGTGTGTCCTGTGGATAACTTCCTTCATATCGTTATATAAATGTTATAGAGAATCCTTGCTACCGCGACCGCGCCGTAGTAGAGTGAGAGCACTCTCAAAGAAAGGGGAGAATATGTCTATGACGACAGAGGAGAGGAAATACCGCTTCTCAGAGATAATGACGGCTATTCATCTTATCGCAGATGAACCCGAGGATATATCAGAGTTCCGACTTCCTAATGGAACGAAAGGACTATCAGACGGCAGACTAAAGAGTGCGATTATGTGCCAAGTATTCAAAGAGGACGAGGAGTTCTCCGCGAGGCTTGTCAATGCGCTCGCTTCTACCGCTATGGAACGAGCAAATGAAGGCAATAAGCCTACGCGTGATGATATGTCAGCGTTGTCTATTGCTATCCACACCTGTTGGGGTGTTGGCGCTTTTACACCACTACTAGCCTTACTAGGTGTTACTGGTAAGGTTGCCGAGGCTTTTGATGTCGAAGTTCCCGAGGAAATAAGCCTAGTGTTCCGTCCAAATGCTTTTGCCAAGAAGTTCGGCGAGTTCAATCCTCTCGATATGTGTGATGAGGATAAAGACGACGAAACCTACAATGCGATACTAGGTGGTGATAAGTAATGGGTATGGACGTAATGGGTAATAACCCTATCAGCGAGCGCGGTGAGTACTTCCGCAACAATGTGTGGTGGTGGCGACCTCTATGGGATTACTGTTGTTATGTAGATAGTAGTCTTGGCGAGCGCGTACCTTATGGGCACTCTAACGACGGCGACGGTCTAAAGACGGCAGAGGAGTGCCAAGCACTAGCAAGGTTATTGTTAGAGAAACTTGAAAACGGCGAGGCGCTCGCTTATATCAAGGAACGAGATAAGGCTATCGCCGAGTTAGAGTGGGATACCTGCCGTCTATGTGAAGGTAGTGGTATCCGTACCGATAAGGTTGGCGTTGAAGGCGGTATGCCCGATAAAGAATTACCTGAGGACATAGCACTCTTAGTAGGTAGGACGAAGGGTACTTGTAATGGTTGCCGAGGGTTCGGAAAAACCGAGCCTTGGGAGAGCCATTATCCGTTGAACGAGGAGAACATTAGAGAGTTTGCAGGCTTCCTGCAAGACTGTGGTGGATTCTCTATCTGCTAAGTTCCCCTTTCTCTAGTAAGCCTATCGCTGATACCCTTGGCGATAGGCTTACTTTTTGTCACTCTCCGCCGCCGAGTGCTACTTGCGAGTAACTTCGGCGCGGAAATGTTTGTGTTGACCCACCCATCTTATATTAGATTACCCACCCTATTTGAAGGCCCTTGCGGGCCTACTCCGCATATTGGCCATAGGCTTTAGCCTATGGCCAACACAAACCCTGTGGCGCATATCACAAGAGAGCAACGGCGTGTCGGCTTGACTAGCCGAGAGAGTTAGGCTACTGCCACGACGAGAGATAGGCTTATTAGGCTTATTAGGCGTAAGGCCAGACCTACGGCTAGGGTCGAGAGAGCCGTATATGATAAGAGAGCGTAGGCCTATCCCACCCTTCCTTCCCTCTCTCTCTATATAACAAGAGATAACCCTATTACCGCGCCGTCGGGGGCATAGAAGGGGTTGTGGATAAGTAAGAGAAAATCGTTATACAAACGTTATCAAAATAGAGCCTTCGGGAGTGGAATTAAATACGGAAATAGGCTTAGATAGGAACTAGGCAACAAGGCCTACAAGAAGGGAAACCCGAACCAAATGTCACTCGCACTACTCGTCGTATCAGACGACCAACTCGAGGGCTTACCTGCCCAAGCGCAGACACTCATCTTATCCGACGATACCGAGGTATATACATACCACCGCGTATCGAACGGCATGAAAGGTCGAGGTCAGGCGTGGAAGCAAGTATCACCCGCACAACTACCAAACAACCCTATCTCTCATGAACCATGCGCAGTAGTCTTATCAGACCGCGACCGCGACATGATGAAACTAGGTCAGATTACCAATGTCGGTATCAAGGTGTTATACGCACTAGAAACAACTCCTACCGCAACCGCGCCCGAGGCGCACAATGAGGTCGCAGGTAGCCTTATCGCTCGACTAGAAATCGGTGACAATAGCCTTAACGACTACATCACCGACAAGCGCCGTAACCAAGGTGTATCTATTAGGCCTATCGTGAAAGGTGTTGATACGCCTATCGCGCAAGTAGCACAAGTGGCAGAGGTCGCTACTAAGGTTATCGTCGAAACCCCACGACCAACCTTATCGCTCGTAAATGCCATGGTAAGCGTACCCGACAAGAAATGGGCAGAGGCTTATATCAACCGCAAGTTCAAAGCCGACGACCGCGATATCACAGACTTCGAAATCTATGATTACGCAAGGGAAAACGCCATGAACGTTCTAATTGAAGGTCACGCAGGAAGCGGTAAGACTATGAGCGTTCAAGCATACGCAAGCGCTCGAGGCATGCGTTACTTCAACGTCGCATGTCATATCGGGCTAGAAGCCTCTCACCTAATCGGTCGTTGGATACCAACCGCCGACGGTCACTTCAAATGGCAAGACGGCGCAGTTACAGAGATAGTTCGTAACGGTGGCGTACTCCTATTTAACGAGATTAACTTCATGCCCGAGCGCCTATCAACGTTCATATTCTCACTCGTTGATTACCGCCGAGAAATCCAAATCATGGAAAACAATGGTGAGGTTATCAAGGCTCACCCTAACCTTATTATCTTAGGTGACATGAACCCCGACTATCGCGGTACTCGACCACTCAACCAAGCGTTCGCAGACCGATTCTCAATAAGATTATCGTTCCCATACGATAAGGCTATCGAGAGCAAACTTCTCAAGTGTAAAGCGCTCGTTGAAATGGCAAACCAACTACGCGACGAGTTCAATAAGGGTACGCTCGCTACTCCTATCTCAACTCGTTCTCTCGTAGCGTTCGTGACTAACGCAAAGACGTTAGGCATGGAGTTCGCTATCAATAACTACATCAACTCCTTCGAAGGTGATGAGGAACGCTCGGCGGTACGGTTGGTAGTCAATACTCACCGCGACAATATCGCAGAGGAATTAGGGTTAGCGGTACTTTCAATTAAGACCGACGAAACTAAAGTAGAAATGCTAGAGGATAACCTTACTAGCAACTCAACTACTTTTAATATCCCTATCACCAACCATACGGCGGTAATCTAATCATGGGTTACAGATACTCTCAAGATAGCGCCGACCAACTACTACGCGAGTTATACAACACTCAAGAGTGGAATAGCGAGTTAGGTCGCTTCGAGTACGACGAGGAAGCGTTCGAGGCCAAGCAAGAGGCTTATCAAGCGCACAAAGAAAAACTATCGTCGGTCGGTGTTATCTACTCAAAGGCCGATAGCATTATCACAGGTGACAAGATAGAAGTACGCGTTGATGATTCGCCCGAGTTAGAAACCACCGCATATAACGACGGTAAGGCTATCGTGTTCAACGCACACTTACTCGAGGATATCGACGATAACACTATCGTTAGCCTTCATGGGTTCAACTATCATGAGGTCGCACACGTTCTTTATACTCCACGCGCTAACTCCGAGTTAGGTCAATGGGTTATAGAGCAAGGTTATCGCCGAGCCATGAACATACTCGAGGATAGTCGTATCGAACGACTTATCGTTGCTAAGTATCCTGCCGTTCAACCGTTCGTAGAGGCTTCAACGCTTGACTACATACTCAAGGGTGATTCGAGCGAGTGGGCTTCCTTATTTATATTAATTACAGGTCGCAAATACTTAGATTACGATATTCGACAAGATATCGCTACGCGCTTCGCTAAGCAGTTCGGCAAAGCAACCGCGATAGCCTTAGCGGATATTATCCATGAGTATCGAACACTAGCCTTCCCTTCCGACTACGACCGAGCAAAGCGACTTATCGCAGAGTTCGCAAAGTACGTTGGTAATGATGAGCAAAATCCACCGCCTATCGTGCCACAAAACGGCAACGGCTCATGCGACGGTCATATCGACCGCCAAATGATGAGGAAAGGTCGAGCCGAGGGCAACAAGGAACAACAACGCCTACAAGATAAGGCTAACGCTTCCGAGCAAAACTCAAAGCGTGAGGAGTTCAACGGCGACAACGGCGACAAAGAAGTCGGCGACGGCGCTCAAGGTGTCGGCGACCAAATCACCACCAAAGAAGTTCAAGATGAGTTCTCTGATGAGGATAAGGCGCTCAAAGATAAGATTAACGCCGAGTTATCTAATATAAGAAACAACGATAACGTTCGCCGAGATACCGCAGAAGTTCGTAGAGCGATTATGGATAACGACGTTATGCGTTCAGGTGTTAAGAGCGCTAACTATAAATACATGAGCGTACCTATGACCGCCAACGCGAGCGCTCGTAGATTCGCTTCGGAGTTAGAGCGTATTCGTATCGATAACGACCCTGCTTGGGAGTTAGAGAAAGAAAGCGGTAGGCTTAACATACAACGTGCTATGCACTCTGATATCAACGATATCAATAAACTATTCGACCGTTGGAGTGAGGGAAACTCTGCCAACGATATCGAAGCGGTAATCCTAGTGGATACGTCGGGTAGTATGGGCGGTCGTATCTATAAAACTATGGAAACCGCATGGATATTGAAGCGCGGTATCGAGCGTATCAACGGTAGGGTAACGGTGTATAAGTTCAACCATGATAGCCGTATTATCTACAAAGCAGACGAGAAGGCTAAGGCCGACGAGTTTAGATTCGTAGATAGTAGTGGTAGCACTAACCCCTTCAAGGCGCTTATGGAAGCCGAGCGCGTTCTTAACTCAAGCCGTAAGAATATAAAGATATGCTTCATGATTACCGACGGCGAGTGGGATAGTACCGACGTTAATAATGGGATTATCTCACGCATGAACAACGCAGGTGTTCTTACAAGTGTCGTATTCCTTGGCAACTTAAACTATGTCAAAGAGCATGACCGCGAGCGCTACGAGGAATACTTAATAACCTTGCGCCATGGCGCTAAGTTCTTTCGTATCGTTGATGAAGCCAAAGATATTCTCGACGTAGCCAAAGACCTAGTTAAATCTCAAATGAGGTCGAGGCACTAATAAGGTTAGGCGCGGTGGGCTACCCCTTCCCCCCACCGCGCTTATCAACACAAACCCGCAAACGGAAGAAATCACAGAAGCAGGAAGTTATGGAAATAGAAATCACCGAGGAAACAAATATAGATTACAAAGTTCTATTAAAGGAAACGTTACTTAAACTCGTTGGCGCTACTGAAGCAAGCGACCACCCCCAAGCAGAATATCTGAACAACTTAGCGCTAACCGCTATTGACTACTCGTTCTATTTAGAGGATAATTCGAAGCAGTACCAAGTACGAAAGGGAAAATAAAATGGGTGCTATGAAAGACTTACTTATGTCAAGGCAATACGCAGACGTAGTAGAGAAATATCTACAAGGAGATTCAAACGCTATATATCTAATAGATACCGCTATTGGTGCGACGTTAGATATATGCGCCTTACGAACCGACGACGACCAAAGACTATCGGAGTTATTCGATTACCACGACGCACGCGGAGAAATTGATATGGCTATTGATAGTATTGAACCGCACGCAGAAGCGCTAGGATTAAGAGCGCCTATCTACGACGAAGCCGACGAACGTGACCTTGAAAACGGTTACGGAATAGACGGAGAGTGACCATGGCAACGTGTACATGGTGCGGTGATGAAATGGGCACTAGCAGGTGGGATAACCACAAGTGTATCGAGCCCGACGACGAGGAATAAATATAATATAGAAACCAAGCCCGACTACAAGAAAGAGGCAACGCATGAGTGCTGAGTACTACGACGAGTACGGCAACGAAATTATAGACGCTGAGATTATTAGCGAGAGCGACGACGCGGTAGAGGAATTACCGCCGTTATGGAACGAGGTTGGACATCACCTCAAAACTAGATTCGATAAACCAATACCCTTATCAATGATAGACCCTTGCTTAGAGGCTATCGAGAGAGCGAACAACGGTGAGTGGGATTCAATGATTACACTACCCGACGGCAACTTATACAAAGGAGAACCACAAGCCAGCGTTAGAACCATAGTGGATAGCCATGCGCTTCAACAATGGATAAAGAACCAAGAACTTATCACCATATCCGACGACGAAGGCAATATTGTGTGGCAAGGGTACGGAAAGAAAATAACCCTAGCCGAAGGTGTTGCGAGAGAGGAAGGTCAAGATGAGCAGTAAAAAGGATTACTGTTGTTGGGAGTTTGGTGGAGAGAGAAACCACCAGTACTCGTTGTGGTGTGAGTGCTGTACGGGTTGGTGTAAGACTTGCTCGTATCCTATTGGCTATAAATTAATTGAAAGTAGGTAAATCAAATGAGAGATAATGCAGGAAATGAGATTCTATACACTCCAGCAGAAGAACCAGCTCAACGCTGCGGCTGCGGAGATGCTTGCCCATGTAGCAAAGAGAGTTCAAATATAGATAACGGACTTCCTATTATAAGTAAGGAAAGAGAGTTACCGCTATGAAATGCTCAAAGTGTTTGGTCGAATACGACAACGGCGAGGTAATCGCCCCTATTGATGAGAGCGCTATTGACGAAGCAAGTGAAATGGGTGTAGCGTTCTGCGTAATGTGCGTGCCACCGAAAGGTGACCAAGCACCGTTCTAAGGAGAAAAAGTGCAGACGTTCTTACCGCTTCCTGACTTCAAAGAGAGCGCTCGAGTTCTTGACGATAAGAGATTAGGTAAGCAGAGAGTTGAAGCCTATCAAGTCATGCGTGTATTAGCGGGCATGACAAAAGGTTGGCGCAACCACCCCGCCGTTCTTATGTGGAGAGATTACGAGGGCGCGTTGTATGAGTACGGCCGATTAGTTTGTGTCGAGTGGCGCGAACGTGGCTTCAATGATTCCCTATTGGAAGCCTTCCCCAAAGATAAGGTAGTATTACCACCATGGCTAGGTTACGACGAGTTCCACACTTCGCACCAAGCCAACTTAGTCAGGAAATTACCCGAGCATTATCGTAAGTACTTTCCCGAAGTAGATGAACACTTGCCCTACTATTGGCCTACAAAGGAGACAACATGGCTAGAAAAATAGAAAGAACCTTCAAAGCAACGTTGATGAAAAATACCGTAAAAGGTGGCGCGTGGAAGGTTACATACACAATTACCGAAAGCCGTAGCAACGGTTTAGGCGGATATGATGAAATTGAAATTGATAACAACGTTACTGCGTGGGCTAATGCGAGCGCGGGAAAGAGATATATTAAAGAAAGAGTTCAGCAACTTACGCCAAGAAAGAGCGTAAAGCTCACTGTGGCCAATGAAGATGAGAACGGCAAACCGATTAAACTTCAAGGTACTTTAATATATAAGCAGGATATTTAAATGAGTAATCCAATTATCCCTGAACCTCTGTGGGATAGGCCGATGCCCAATATACCTGACGAAGAGATTTACGAAGACGACGACGATGAAGATTAGAGATGAAGTTATGGCGTTGTTTCTGCGTAGGAGAGCCGACAAAGCGTTTAAATTAGCCACTTGCTACACCTGCAATAGAACAATGCTTGTAACCAAAGAGAACCTTAGGGTGTATAACTACTGTTCCTCATGTAAATAGTCTTTTATCCAAAGCGTTTAGGGTCAGCCTCTACCCCTTAACGCAAGAAAGGCCACCTAGTTTCGGGTCTAGGTGGCCTTTCTGCTTAGTGCCCTGTTAAAGAGCGCCAAATATCTACGCTTATCCTGTTTGCTATGTATAGGGCAAATAGATTTAAAATAAGTTGCGGTAGTACTCCGTTAGTCTTTTTCTTTATTGGTGTTAAGACGGCCATTTTACGTTTCCATTAACTACGAATACTAACCCTAGAGAGTCTCCCTTGGATAGATAAACTTCGTTGATTCCTGTTTGCGCCCAACCCCACTCGTTAAATAAAGGTAGAACGCTGTGTCTTTTAATTAGAATAGCCCAATATGCTTCTGCTGGTGGCATGTCTTTGCATAGCTCCATCGAGGCATCTGGTCTGCCATTCACTCTACATACGACTGCATTTCCATATTTTTCGGTGCCTTCTATTTTATAATCCGCATTTTTTAATAGAACTAGGGCATTTGTATTGTCTGCCGCGGATATACAGCTCGAGCTCACCTGGTTGACGTTGTCATCTACATAAAGATTTATGCAGTTATCAGGCTTATTAACATAGAATAAGCCACCTACAATTAAAGCGATTCCCGCAAGAAACTTCATGCTTGTGGCACCTCGCAATAATCATTTGAGCAATACTTCTCACCAATTGCGTCCGCGGCCATACCAGCATAGACATCTGTGAAGTCAATAGGCAGTAATTTGAAAGTGTACTTTTCGTATTCTGCTTCTGTTATCTGTGTATATGGCATTTGCGGGTAAGTCTCGTTCCCCATGGGTAAGAAGGAAACGGTTTTGAGTTGCCCGTCAAACATGTGTAGAACTGTTCCTACGGCGTCTTTTTCAGTATTTGAATTAAAGGATACTGTAACGCTAACGCTGTTGTCTGACCAATGGCGCTGTGCAGTTGCCGCCAGTGACATCTTTTCGTAGATTGATACATCTTTTTCTGACCTTAGAGCATCTGATTTAATAGGGAAGTAGACAACGCTAGTAGTCTTAGGAGATTCCGAGGCCTTTTCTACTTTATAACCTGACGCTTTAAATAAAGGTAGCATTGGGTCTTCGTTGCTGAAACGAATAGCTCGCAAGAAGTATTGGCCGCCAGGAGTCCAGTGAACTCCAGGAGATTCTCCCGCTAATATAGAAACCGTGCCAGAAGGCTTGACTGTGGTTGTTTTAATTGATTCTCGAATGCCAAGCCACTCAGAGTAAACGCGGTCATAGTCCTGAATGACGGAATAACCCTCGTCCATCCACTCACGTAATACGGGAAGCCCTACGCGGTCTGCAAAATTAGCCACACCAGACATAGAGGTTCCAATACGACGATTGCGTTGCATGATTGCGTTAGTTTCTTCCCAGTGGGTAGGCAACAACGTAACAGTCTTAGCGTATAGGTAAGCAAACTTTAAAGTACGAAGATAATCTTCTTTAGATTCATGGCGGTTGAGATAGGTCTCTACCAAAGTACAGCACTCAAAGGATTCCAAAGATTGCTCAGCGCATGGATTGTAGCCCGCGGCTCTCCAGTCCTTGTTGTTGGCAGGGTCAGCCAAACGACCGTACTTGCGAGTAACATCCATCCAGATAACACCAGGCTCACCGTTCAAAGAAATGCCTGAAACTATGTGTTCTAAATTAGAACCAACGGATACTTCTACAGAGTTGTTGGACATCCAGGCCCAGCCAGGAGCTGCGGCATCGTACGAGTTACGTTCAGGGTATTTAGCGGGGTTCTTTAAATTAAGAAACTCTTGGTCATCAAGTCTTCCCATCAACAGCTCAGCTGAACGTCTCACATTGCCAGAGACTACGCAAACTCCAATTAGATTACCCAAATCGGCAATATCTACTCTTGTTAATTTAGAACCCGCCCTCTTTTTATTAAAGATGCGGCGAATATGATTGTGAAGCTTCTCAAGCGGCTCATGACCTGCAGCTGTGCCGCCAAAGGTTTTGATAGGGGTACCTGCTGGTCTTATCAGGGAGTAATCAAATACATAAATGGACTGTTCTGGTTTTAAGTAGGAGTTAATAAGCAGGCTAACTGACTCCACCCATCCCTCCCTGGTATCAGGAATCTGGATTGTTACCTCTGGGAGTTTTGGTTCATAAATTAAAAAGTCTTTGTCCGCACCCTTGTCATCAAAGCCGACTCCAACGCCCAACATTGATGCTTCCATGAGGAAAGCAAATGGTTTAGCGGGGTCTAACTTAGTCATGCTAGAGGTAGACACAAAAGCACAGTTTTGTAAAGCCGCGGAGTTCTTGAGCTCATTCACCAGCGGAGTTCCCATAACCCACAGCCCACGTCCAGGCGGGGTCCACTTTAAATTAAATAGGCGGTCAAACGCTTCTTTGGCGGAAGACTGCGCCTTGGCGTCATTCCATGGAAGGCGGCTAGTTTTAGCGTGGTCCTTCTGAAGTGAGTACATGCCCTCGATTACTCGTTGGCAAACATCTACCCAAGTCTCTTTGGTGCCGTCCTCTTTTAGTCGGGAGTAGGTGCGAAGGAAAGTAATCTCTCCTACCGAGTTACCTGCCGCATCTTTATAACCCCAAGGTACTTTCTTACTGCGATAGTCCTTTAGGAAATCTTCTGCTAGTCGGAAACTCAGTGCCATATTTTTTTCTCCCTTATCTAAAAAGTTAATTCTACTAGTGCGTTACAGTGCTTGGGAAACTATGCTGTTTCAGGGTCTTGCATGGTTCTCTTATATGATAATAAGAAAGCCTTACTCTTCGATGGCACCCTTGATTATTTGAGTGGTTTGCTCCTCATTTAACCCGCCATTTGGCAACTCTCTAAGTGCTTGAGCCTTGTCTCCGAAGATAGAACTTAGCACACCAGCGCTGCCTTGTCGCTCTACCGTCATGCGAATAAACTCACGAGAATCGTCCAATTCTTTTGTTGTTTTGATTAATTTAAACAGGCGGTCTATCTCCTGAGAAACGTTAGGGTCAGCATATCCACCATTCATTTCTTCAGCAAAACGCATAAAAGCAACTCTTTGGCCCTGCATTTCTATAACAGCATTAATTAAAGCCTTAAGTTGTTCTTTACTCTTTACCTCTACTGGTAACTTAAAAGCACACATAGATTGAGGTTTAAAAGCGGGGCAGTTAGCGGCTACAAAACAGGTGTCACATGCCCTAAGTGAAGTGCTATGGGATGAAACTGTGGTGACATCTTTAATGACGCCATCGGCATCAATTTCACTCTTTGTATCAAATCCAAAGACGGGAAGATTGGCGTATTCGTCAGCATTTCGTGGTTCAAGTTTCCGTGTATGAATACCCTTATTATCATATACGGCAGGTGGGGTTTCCCCACTTTGCTCCACTTCTCTCCCCTCACTATTATCATATAACAGCGGGTCATCTGGGCTATTGGTCATCTTGTTCATCCTTATCTCGAACTGCTCATAAGACCACACCGCTAACTTACAGACTTCCTGCGGGTCATCCTCGATTATCTTATCAATGTCCAAGCCAGCCTTTTCGTAGATTGCCTTGTACCTTGGGCGTGCTTGTTCCTTCATCTTCTTTGGATAACGAACTAGTCTAGTGCCATCCCAAATGATTGTTTCACCGTGCATCATCGGTGAAAGCCACGATAAGGTGCTGGCACTTTCAAATATAATAGAACGCAGGTTGTCAGGTTTGGCACACCCTAATGCATGCCACCTGGTCCCTTCCCGCTTGCTGTGTAGGCGGGTAGCGCTGGCAAGTCTGCTATCTATCTCAATAGCGTCTCCTGGGATAGCGATGTCCAAATAGTAGTCAACTAGCCTTTGAAGCCCATTTAAATCGGTCTGTGGTTGCCATACAGGAATGAACTTACCTGGTGGTAGCTCGGACCATACCTTCTGTCTGTGGCTCTCTACCCAAGCTGGGTCAATGGTGGGGCTGTTAATCTCAAATACGGTATTGAGCCTATCTATATTAACGGCTACGAAATGTTCGTACCCTGCGGCAAACTCTTCGAGCTCATCAGCTGACAGCTTCAGGGTTTTAGGTAAGCCTGGGTGTACATAAATATAGAAATCTTTATTAAAGTAATTTTCTAATAGATACTCTTTGGTCTTAGGTAGACCGCGGCTCACCAGGCGATGGTAGCTGACGCCAACGTGGTTGGCGGTTGTCTCTTCAAGAATTACTCTATTTGAAGGTACCTCAGCGCCTAAATAGACAATTTTCACTTACGCTTGCTCCAGGTGATTCCACACTTGGAGCATAAATATGCTTCTCCGCTAACGTAATCTAATACATTACCATCGCATCCACGAGGGCAGGTTATCTTTTCACTCATAGCCGTGGGTCCTCCTTGAAGGCATCCTGTTGTTTTTCAATCTCTTCTACGATTTCAGACCAGGCTTTGACACCCTTACGGCTGTCAGGCCTGAACTCTTCTCTTATGTACAACGGCTGTAAAAATACCAAAGTCGTCATACCAATTTCAAGTAACTGGGTCACTAATTCTGGGTCGGATGTTATTACATACTCTACAGGGCCCTGAGACCTTACCCACTCAACCTGTCTTAGTTTTGGGTTATCGCCAATGGAAGGAACTTTTTTGTAATCAATTAAATCATCAAAGTTATTGATACGCTGTTGGCGTAGCCAATGGTCGTCTTTATCTACGTCTTCACATAGAACAAGAACGCGATGTTTTTCTTTTAAACTTCTGTACAGCGCCATACCATTTGGGATGGGGGCGCTTTTATCATTTCTTAGTACGCCGTCTAAAAATACTAATATTGCCACAGATAGACCCTATCACTTGTAGTGTGTAGCCGCTCTCCTTATCAGAGTGCTAGTCGATGGCAATTCCATGCCATACGTTTGTGCTTCAAACTCTTTTTTGGTTTTTGCTGAAATTTCTTTTAGTTGCTTTAACGCTTGTACAACTCCAGATGCTTTTCCAGCTTGCCAACGATAATTATATACATCAGCGTATCCTTGTCCAGAGGCGCTAAATGCGTATTTGCGGCCATGGTGGATATCTTCAAATAAAGCAGCGCCCTGTTCTACCGCAAGCTTTAATGCAGCTTCCGCATTGCGCCTTGCAACATCAGTTGTTGCTGCCCCTACTGTTGTTAAGGCGTCAGAATATCTAGACAAAATGTCAACTGCCATAGACTTATCCTGTTCTACCTTTCTATTCCATATTTGATTCTGCGGAACTCCGCGAACCTCTGGCATCACAGTCCAATCATCGTTTGTCAAGCTATAGGCTGCATACGGTTTTATGGAACGGATGTCAGACTGTACATTAACATAGAATGTCAATTCAAATACATCTAGAAAATTTGATGTCGCCTGGTGGAGGGTTTGGAATCCCTCGTTAAACATCTGGGAAATCTCTTTATCGCTAAGCCCTTTGTATTTAGGATTAGACTGTCTAAACATTAAATAGTTAATTCCAATTAAACAATCAAGGTCCGCTGGTTTGCGAGCTGCTGACCACTGGTAGCTTACAGCTGAGCCAGCTAGCCAAACATGTGCGTAGGCCTCTGGGTTATAAAAGCTCTGCTTTAAATGGTCAAATAGGATTCTTAAAATTAAAGAACGGATATGAGGAACAATCTTGCCGTTCCTAAACAACCTAGGGTCAAGCCCAGCTCCAGGGGTGCTGAAGTATGAGGTTTCTGACGGCGTTAGGGCAACTGGTTGTGCTTGCCGTACAAGCGCGTCGTAATAACTCATTTAGGTATTATAGTTCTTTTTCCCGCCGCTCTTTGTGCATAACATCCGTATCGAGGTTGAATTTGCTTGGATGTTCCGCTTTATCTGTCTTTATTGGTGTCATATAGCCACATTGACTATGAGCATTAATAAATTGTTGTGCCCACATCATGACCATTGACTCATTCTCTTCAACTTCTGCTTGAAAAGATGCCACGCATACGCATGTCATTTCTACGAACGCCATAGGACCCGCCCCCTTGTAGTGTATTTACAGTATACTCCTGCGGTACAGGCTAAATACGGGCTTACTGTTCGTCAGAAATCAGCGGTTTGATTAAATCTAGGACCTGATAGGCAATTGCCGACTGGTTCATGCTGTCCACAATGTCCTGACACCCGTGTTTGATGTCGTCTAGGGTTGCCTGACGGTCAACGGTTAGGGTGGTTGCTAGGTCTGCTGTAGCGTACCAATCACCAGTAGGCTTTTTTACAATAATAAAGGCAGTGATACCGCCGTTTTCTTCTGTTGGCTGGTTTTCTGCAATACCTTCTGGAATAACTACTGCGTCTTCTACTACTTCTTCGCTCATTTATATAGTCCTTTGCTTTCGTTGAACTTCTTCATGTTGTATGACTTAACAGGGCAGAAATCACACAAGTGCATCTTTGGCATCTTACTTGAATCAAGCCCAGCTTCCCTGCGGTCTTTTGCTGTGTCTGGTTTTAACAATTTCTTGTCTGACTTGTAGTCAGAACACTGACCTTGTGGACGATTATGTTCCGCATAACAACGCATGGCGTCTGAGGAGTAATTATCCTTGGTGTCATAGAAGTTTGTACCAAATACATCTAAGCCTGGTGAACCTTTTTGGAATTGTTCAGTAATTTGTCGTTTTCCATCTGGGTGTTGCCAAATAACTAAATCAGCATCAGCCAGGGTGCCCTTGTGGGAAGGTCCGTGTTTTTCCACTACAGCATTTAAGAATGGATTACGGTTTTGGTCATGACCTGGTCTATCTGTAAATGGGAATCGGTCATCGTATGGAATTTCTTCTACCGACTTGCATGTAAAACAGGCAAGCAGAAGAACTTTTGGCCGCTTATCAGGCGGAGTATCTTTATTTAGATAGGAAAGGTCAAGTACCATGTGGTCAGCCTACCACACACTTTCAAATTGTCTACTTACCCTTGGCTTTTTTTATTTGGGCGTTTCTTGCCGCAATAGCCTCTGGAGTATCTTTACGTTTAGCTGAGCGTACTTGGTCTACGTTCAGCGCCGTGGCTACTGCCTTGACTGGGCTCGATGCTGTTGATTTTTTTGAGGGACCCATAGCATCACTAATAAGCCTATGCTGTAGATGGCTTTTCATGGGTGCTTTTTCGTGTGGCTTTCTTGTTGCCGCTTTTGGTACAGAAAACATGCCTCCGCTATGTATGGCAAGCCCTTCTACGTAATTAGGGTGCTCTTTATCTGCGGAGGCGCTCAGTAATGCCCTGTGAGACGGTGACTCTTTATCAAATTTGATGTATTGGTGTTCTTTGGGATTCATAGCAGGAACTGCCGATATCTTTATTTCACCTTTTTCATCTCTTGTTCCAGAGAACTGTAGCTCGCTAGGGTTCACTTCTTATTCCTTAATTTATTAACTGCAGCCATGCCGCCTTTATCAAATGCGGCTTCTTCTGCTTGATGGGCTTCTTGACGTGCTCGTGCTGCATAAAAATCATCTGGACTTACATGTGCGCCCATACCAATAGGTGTAGGCCATGGCCCACCTTGTCTTTTAGTATCGTTGTCTCGGCGCTGTGGCATTATTTTTTAACTTCTACGTGTCCGCCAGAGTCACGTGGTGTTTGACGTTCTTTTGAAGGCGAGCGCTTTTCTCCAGTAGAACTTGTGTAAACAGCTTCTGGGTCACCTGCAGCGTAGCGACGACGTTGTGCTTGCTCTGGGCTATCACTGTTAACTTTTACGGAAGCGCGAAGTAACCCAAGCATTGTGTCTTTGTGCGCTTTAATCGATGACTCCGTTGCCTTTGATTGGCGACGTGCATCCATTTCTCTACGGATGCCTTTAATCATTAGTTACCCGCTGGGTTTACTTTAGAAGTCTCTTCTGAATTAATAAATCCATAGTTCATATATGGATGTAGGTCTGCACGATTCTGTACTACAAGCTGGTCACCCATGCCTGGTTGAACTGTGGTATTTGGACGACGCTTACGATATTTGCCGTCTGTTGCGCCCTCGTTCATGTCACCATTGAGGGAACGTGATTGATTAACTGCCATTATGCCATCCGTCCTTTAACTAGTCTTGATGCCTTACGTCTAGTACAACTTGGGCACAGACTCTGGTCTTTCAACGATTGTACTGGGTTCATTGAAATACCACATGCCTTACAGGCCTTAGTGCCGTTATAAATGGTCTCCAAACTGACGTCTGTAGCCCCAGCCATGCCTTCGCCAGTGCTGTCTGTAAATAATCCTGGGTCTTTCATACCGAACCTCCTAGGGTGTTGCGGCTAGTAGATTGTGGAGTGTTAGGTGTGTTGGAGAAGTCTGACTCCACACGCTGACCTGCTTGGTTTCCACTTCTACCTGGTAGGTCAATAATATCTTCAATACCTATTTCTTCTGTAACAAATCCGTATCTGTCAGGGAATAGATTAACTTGTGGAAGGTTAGGACGCACATACTCTTGAATTTCTTCGCTAGTCATAGTCCAAGTGGCAAGCGCTTGATTAAGTAAGCGGTCTTGGTTAGATTGAAAAGGTCCTAGATAATCTTGTGGGGGAAACGCAGCTTCTATTGGCGTGTGATAAGGCTTGCGGCCATCATCTTGCCATGGCTTGCGACCATAGGTACCGTCTGCGTATTTACCTGGCATCTTTTACTTCCACTGTGGACGCATACGAGACATTTGCTCTACGCGTACCTTGTTAATGTTGTATGGGGAATCGCTTCTTACTGATGGGCCAGCCTTACCGTCATTTGGTAAGTGTGGTGCTGGAACTAGTGTTGTTACTTCTACGTTTCTCTTTATACGATAAACGTTTCCGTCTTTAACAGCTTTCATTTGACGCTCAATACCACGCATGTTATCTAAACCTGCAGGGTAATAGTAATCAGACTGGTCAATGCGCTCACCGCGGTGAACACCGCGTTGGTATGAGCGCTGACCTATTCTAACTTTAAGTGAGTCTGATACTCGCTCTGACTGACCGTTAGGACGGCCACGGTCATCGCGACGTGTACGTATCGTTCCTAAGTAACCGTCTGGATACTCAGCTTGTGGTACACGACCAACGCCAAGGCGCAGGAAGTCGAGCTCTGAACGAGCGACAGGGGTTCCACCTCCACCATAATTGGTGTAGGTGCCCTGCATGCCAGCAGCGCCTAAGTTTTGCGTATTTTGATGTGGTGCACCCATACGTCAATGATACGCCTGTAAAACTATAGGGTCGCTGTAAACTCTTTGCCTTCGTATACAGCCCAGCCGTCCATAATATGGATAGGTTGCAGGGTAAATGACTCATCTGCTCTAACCCAGCCAATCATGACTCCTTGTTGCCAATCTTCCCAGTGTTTTACTGGTCGACCGTTATCGTTAAGTCCAGAACCATAGGAAGGAACTGCGCCATCGATACGGCATAGGCATCCAGGACTTGCAGACACACTGCGGATAGGACCATCTTGGTCATGCACAGTTTTGTACTGCATTTCTTGTCTGTGGACGTGTCCAAACACTGTTGAGATGTGTGGGTTCTTATTTATATAAGCGCTGGCAGTTGAGCCACCTGAACGAACGGTGGTGCCATGAATAGCACGAAGGTATTTGGTAACCCAATACTCTCCTGCTGGATAGGCGCCAATATATTCCACCTTAATATCATCTAAACGTAGAAGGTATGGGATGGACATAACAGGCCAGTCTTCTGGCTTAGCTCCCGCTCTTTTAATACCTTTAGAAGCCATAGCATTTGCAACAACATATCGTTGCATGCGGCAGTCGTGATTACCTTCAAGCATAACAATCTTTGCGTCAGGACATGTGGCACGCTGCTTTGCTAATAAATTATGGCCGTAATCAATTGCTGGTTGAACAGTGTGAGCAAACATTTCTTCTTGTGCGTACTTGCCCATTGTTGGTAGGTCTAGGTAATCACCAAGATGAATAATTTCGTCAACACCATATTTATCTTCTAAATAAGCAAGTAATTGGAAGTGTACGTCAATTGCTGCGTCATCATGGAATGGGTCTAGTGTCCCGTCTTCATACTTACGGTACCCAATCTGTGGGTCTGGCACGAACATAATTAAACGTGTGCCGTCTTTCTTCCCTTTACGTTCTTTATAAGTTGCTGGCTTAATTACTGTTGGTTTTGCTGGTTGTATTGGTGGCCAAGCCCAGTCACCAGTTGCTGTGGAAACTTCTAGAGCCTGGTCTAGTATGTCCCCTAACGATAGTTTTGTCATTAATTCAATTCTTTCTCTTGTTTAAAGCATGAGCACTTTTTCCTGAAGTGCATGTAGAAAGTGGTTTTTTCTAGTGGAATTTCTGGGTACACTTCTTTGATAGCAAAAAAGTAATTAGATATATCTACTAGAATTTTTGGACCACTAAAAGCTTTATACATGCGGTCAACTGTATCTTTATCAATAGTTTCTAACCATCTACCGCAGATGCATAGACCTGCGCTTCTACGTCTTTTTGGATTTGCTTCTAACTCAGATAGCAAATCGCCAAGACTCTTTTTGTCCGATGTTTTCGGCACTACAAGTTCCTTTCATCCCGTCTTGCACTTCGACTTAAGCGTATCATAAAGATTCGGTAAGTAAATGTAAAGTAACCCCCTGCAAAAATATTTTGCAGGGGGCTTTGTACAAGAAGGGGGAGTCGTACTATAACAGTCTTACTGTCATATTGCAAGGTTGTTGTACAACAATGGACATCTATGTACAACCATGGACAACTATTCTATTTCAATAGTTTTAGCTTTCTTAGCCTCTGGGATAATGCGCTCCAGGGCTATGGTTAGAAAACCGTCCTCCAGCTTTGCTCCTTTGACAACCACGTCGTCTGATACAGCGAAGCGTTGTAAGAAAGTGCGGCCAGCGATGCCTTTGTAGGCATAGGTTGCGGAGTCATCATCAGCTCTTTCTCCGCTGACTGATATGACATTTTCTTTGTACTCTATATTAATTTCTGACCTTTTAAAGCCCGCAACGGCAATCTGAATCTCAGCTTTGTCATCGGGTAGGGTCACGATGTTGTAAGGCGGGTATGTTGATTTAACCCTGAGGTCCTCTAACTGTCTAAACATATCTAAATGTCTATCAAAACCAAAGGTCCACGGTTGCAACATACTATTTAATGTTGCAAATGGGTCCTGGGTTTGAGGAAAGATTTCCTTGTTATAGTTTATTTTTGGGGCGTCGTTTCCGCGCCATTGAATTGGGTAGCCTGAAGCCATAATATATCTCCTTTAGACGATATAACTTTTTGTGACCCTCGTTGTTGAGCAGTCATCAGTAGTATATAACAATCTAAATTAAAATATATTCCTATAAATGCCAAAGGCCCCTTGCGGGGCCCTTGCGCTATTTAGTTTTAATTGCCGTGCGACCCGCCGCCGTCCTGAAAGTTAGGACGCTGACGACGAACTGCTGGTGAGAACATACGGCCGTTTGCCTGTGTTGCTCCAGCTTCTGGTGCTACGGTCTTCTGGAACTTTACGCGAATGCCATAACGTGCACCACCACGAGCAAGTTTGCCCATGATGTTTGAACGTGCTGGCTTTGGTTGCTTGTATGGGTCGCCAGCCTGAGCTCCACCTTTTTTAACAAGTGTGCCTTTTACAGGCTTTGCAACCTGAGGTTTAGCTCCTGCAGCGTTTTTTGGGTCAGTTGATGTAGGACCCAATGGTGCTGGGTTCTTACTAGAATCTTTTTTCATTTATTTTCCTTTGGCCAAGGGTTTAAATAAGGGTAGCCTTATTACTGGATAAATACAGGGTTAACTTGCCTTTACTTCAAAGACAATTGCAGAAATCTGACCATCATGGCTCTCGATGCTTGAAAAGCCTGGAACGCAAATAAGGTCAAGACCGCGGGGAGCGGTATAACCGCGAGCAATAGCGATAGCCTTTACAGCTTGATTAACTGCGCCTGCACCAACAGCACGAATCTTGCAATTGCGTGTCTCATAGATACTGTGGGCGATTGCTGATGCCACAGCCTGTGGATTGGACCCAGCGCTAACACGCAGGATTTGTTCTTGGGGTTGTTCGGACATGTGTACCTCGGTTTACGAATAGTGGGGCTCCCGTAAGTACAATTATGAAGTCTAAATTAGATTTGGTCTGTCTAAAGGGGTGGGCGCCCTGCCGTAGGTACCGCAGCTGCTGCACTCCATGTCCAAGAAATACTGGGCTATCTCATAGTCTTGAAAGGACGCTTTAATATTCCAAATACTGGATTGGCAAATAGGGCATTCATGAAGGACCTCGTCTGCGTAGTCCATAGACCCGCTGTAATCAGGCTTTAGTTCTCTAATGTTTCTTGTCACAGGCGATTGTTCCAAAATTAGATAGGACGTTATTGGCTATCTCTATGTAAATATGAGCGTTCACTATAAGGTCCTCTGGATGGTGTAGCTCGCCTGCTTTTCCTGGCCAATTACTTTTTAAATAATCATGTAAACCAGGGGTCAGTTTGCTCATGAACTCATCGATTGTAAGGTATCCATGAGCTCTTAAATGTTTATTATCCATTGTCTTTCTTTTGCTCTAGGATTAAGAAGGGGCCTGAAGTATACACATCTAAGTCTTCTGCTATCTGCAGCGCTTTTTCAATAGGCGCACCCGCATGAAGAGCTCCTAATGCATACCCTGAACCATTACCAACGCCGTAGAAACCTGTCTCTGCTTGACAGACTGATAGGTCTTCGCTGACATCAAATATCTCACCATTAACAGCAATTAAGAAATGAAAACGTTGTCCTTTGTCATTCTTTGGACGCTCTTCATCAAAGTTATATCCATTGTTCTTTAAACAATCTCTTAAAGATGGAATTAATTTAGATATAACAAAGTGGTATGTGTCAGTCTTGTCTTTGGCGGTCATCTTTGGGGGTTTCCACAGATGCTGGGCAATATCACATGCTCCAACCTCACCTGCACCAGCTAACAACACGCCGTTTGCCAACTGAGATATCTTTACCATGTTCTTATGTCTGAAGATACGACCATCATCATCTGTTACTTGATTATCCGCACCTAAAACACACTTGTTTCTATGTTGTACGCCAACAATCGTTGTCATTTATCTTTCCCTAAAGTCCGCGCCTTGTAACTTATCATACACTTCTTTTTCGTAAGCCAATCCATGCATTCCCGCCACCAAGCGGGCTAACGCGTATGAATCTGCGGCGTTATCGTCAGTAAATTCTACTCCCCACTTCTTATAGATGTAAAGGAGCATCTGGGCCTTTTGTACGCCTGTGCCCTTGCCTGTCACATACTTCTTTAAGCTTGTAGGGGGGACTAACATCGGATAGTACCCAGCATCCTTGCATACAAGCTTGACCATCCCACCCAGCTCACCTAGGTGAAACACCTTGCCCATACCCGCGTAAGCGTAATCTTCCATAGCAATATCATCTATGGGAAATGGGGAAGAATCTATTTGTTCTTTTAAAAATGCGCGAATCTCTGCAAGCCTGTCAATGCCTCTGAGTTCCGATTTAAAGACAGTTGTCTGATATGTCCCATTTGTTGAAAACAACGTGCAAGCAAAACCGCTGTAAGACTGGTCAATACCCATGTACAAACGGCTACTGCCTGGAACGGACAACTTACCTTCAAATTTTTTTATGGTCATGGGATAAATCTATTTCCAAATCCAGACCGACTGTTAGACGTACGTCTTGTTAACTCCCTGCTAGTAAGCGAGTAGTACCGCTCTAAATTTTCTAACGCTGTCTCTAACAGCTTACGATATGCGTGGGCATAGTTCTTGGCCTTTTCTAAAACTAATACGTGGTCATCTGTTGACACTGATGCCTTTAACATGACTGCTTTCTCTGTGGTTTTACCAGTAGTTTTAGTAAGCAACCCTCTGGCTACTTCTATCTCATAATCGTTAGTAGCCTCAAGCTCAGCTAAGGATGCACAAGCTACTTGAGTTCTAAGGAAGTTTAGATTCTCCATGTATTTGGCAGCCATAATCATCAAGTCTTGGTCATCAACAAGGGTGATATCTTCTGGAAATGCTGGCGGGTCAATGTTCATGTTTCTTTTTATTGGCAGTCCTTGTGCCTCTAGTTGTTGAAGAACCAACTCACTGATGCCCGTTGCTACTAGTTCACTCATTGTAACCTCCGCACTTTGTACATCCGCCCCATTTATCTAAGTTACATGGGGGAGGGGTGTTGTTATTGATAGCTTCGACAATCATAGCTGCTGCCTCAAACAAAGGGGCAATAGCAAAATCTGTTTTAGGTACAACAAACTCTTTTACATCCTGTGTTGCTTTGTTCTCATATATAAGAACAGCTTCTCTTGGATAATTTTCATACTCTAATAACTCTGCAAGCTTCATATATATTTGAACTTGAGTTACGTGCTTAGCAAAAGGGGCTTTAATCTCTGGCCAAACCTTTTCCATAGTCCCAAACTCTGCGGCTAACTCTGGGTTTTCCCACCGTATAGTTCCAAAGCCAATTGACTTTACTTCTAACATGAGTGGGTCACCAAAGTTTGTAAGCCAACCATCAGCGTGACCAAAGATGCGAAGTGGTTCATAGAACAGCGGGACCTCTTTGTATTCTAATGGTCCCTCATGGCAATCGGAACCGCCCCAGAAATACTCATCACACTCTTTGCAGTACCACTTGCCATATAAGTTTCCCATTTCTTGAAACCAACGTTGCCACTTAGCATGGATGCCGTGACCTTCTGCAAATACTGATTGAAGTCGCAAGCTATTACGACGTGAACTTTCTAGTGGTTGGTGCCCTTTTAATTGAAAATAGGATGCTCTGTGGCACCACTCATCGCCTGCCATCTCTGATGGATGTAGGACATCTGTGCGTCTACTTTTGTCTGTTGGCTTAGATAAAACGTAACGTTCTACTGAACCTAAGACGCGGGAAGGTTTTTTGCCTGCATCTAAAAATGATTTCAATGCCCCCGTTGGCTTGTACTTTTCTGTCATACGGATACCGTATCACACGTCTTCAGTAAGTATCCACTCCTCAAGTGACTTGCCCTGTTTTTTAGCTTTACGCTTAAGCGCGTTACGCTCACGATGCGACATGCCGCCCCATATGCCGTGCTGTTCTTCCATAGCCTCTGCATAGAGCAAACAATCTTTACGCACGGGACACTCAGGTAACCCGTCTCGTCCAAAGCATACGCCTTTGGATACGGTTGCAATTTTTTTATACTTAGCTTTATCTCTGGGAGGAAACCAGAGCTCTGTGTCCATCCCCCGACACTTCGCTTGATGGCGCCAGCCCTCTAAGTGGCCGATGTCTTCGAACAACTACACTCCTGAAGTTTCTGGCGTAGTTCTAGAAAATCATCCTCCAACAACATTACGTAGTTTTCATCGTTGAGACTGAAACCAAGTACAGGAGTGCGACTGTCAAGGATAGCTTCCTTAACAATCTTTTCTAGAACCGTGGCCTTGATAGTCACGGTGGCTTTGCCAGTCCACTTGTGTTCTATTAACAAGTCCTTAGACCGAACATCACCCTTACGACTCCAAAACGCTCCGCTACCTGCGTTTCGTTTGCCATTTATTTTTTTGGCAAGTCGTTCCTCGTGTCTCTTCGACTCCTTCTGACCCTTACTCTTCATCCTCGGCTACCAGTTTGGAGCCTTGTTTGATAGAAGCAAGAACGTCACTTTCGAGTGTCTCCTTTAAATCAACTTCTTCCCGTATAGAATCAAGCATAGCATCGGAGCCTTGCCACTGTCTATCCGCGTAACGGTAGTAGGCACCTGCTCTAGTTATCACTTTATTGACAATTCCAATAGCTAAGATTTCCTTAGCAAAATCGATGTCTCCAGCCAATAAACCGTTGCCTTTTGCAAAATAAAAGTCAAAAGTAGCCACCTGGGATGGTGGGGCTGACTTGTTTTTTAATACTCGTACCTTAATGCCCTGACCTACACGGCGCTTATCTTGGCCAGTCCCTACCTCAATCCACTCATCTCTGCGAACCTCGCAGCGGGTGAAGAAAGCGTAGTCCTTACCTAGCCCACCTGGGGTGGTGCGTGGGTCACCGTACATAACGCCAATTTTGGAGCGCCACTGGTTAATAACAATTCCTATGAATGGACGTTCTGGTTCCACCAAAGAACGTTTAGATGCTTTGCCCACTTTACGGAAGAACTTGTTAGTAAGAAGTGCTCCACGACCTACAGTAGATTCCTCCATCTCCTTATCGTCTTCTGTTGTAGGGACCAAGGCAGGTAAAGAATCAATAACAATACAATCGACCGCTTTACTTTCTGTAATCTGGATGACAGACTCATATGCTTCCTCCATAACATTTGTTGAAACTACATATACTCTGCTGGAATCTACTCCGCACATCTCTGCATAGCTAGGAACCCACTGCTCTGCTGCTACCCAAACAGTAGTAAAGTCGGGGTTTTTCTTTTGATTAGCCGCAATAGTCTTTAGTGCTATTGCTGTTTTTCCGTTGCTTGCTTCTCCAATAATTTCGTGCCATTGATTAACAGGCCAACCACCGCCTAAGGCAACATCTAAACTTACTGAACCACTTGTGTAACGCTGTGAGACATCAGTTCTAATCTCAGAACCAAGAATGATTGTGTCATCGCCATATTTTTTATTTATCTTTTGTAATACTTTTACTAATTCTGCATTCATTAAATTTTCCCTATGATTGTGGTTGGGTTATATCCGCCTGTATCTATCTGTCGTGCTGGTTGAGCTGGCCCTGCTCCTGCTTGACCAGTCGTTACTCCACGCACTCCAGTACCCGATTGTACTATTGGATACCCGCAATCGTAACAACGCTTTCTAGACTCAGGGGTGGCACCGCCGTAGTTTGAACTACCGCATCCAGGGCAACGTTCTGCTGTAGGGGTTATCTGTTGGGAAGGTGGATACTGCGGTTGCTGTGGTTGTGCATAGGTTGCTGGCTGAGGCTGTACAACACCTTGTCTTTGAGGTTGCTGAGGTGCTGGAGCTCCTAGCTTTTGCGCCCACCAAGAACTACTCATCAAAACCCTCCAACTTTTTAAACTCTAAACTGGTATTAGAAACATTCCCTGGTTGTATTAAACCAAGATTTACTCCTGAAGACAAGCCCCCTAAAAGGGAAGAAAAAGCAACCATTTTGTACATCATGTGCATCATGTCTTGCTCGCGTTCCATTTCCCTAACATTATCTGGGTCTCGTTTTTTAATCTCATCAAGTTGAACGCTGGTTATCACGTCAGCTGTCATCTCAGATACCATGTCTATAAATGGAAGTAGGTATTCTATTTGGTCTAATCTCTTTTCGCTTTCATTAAACTCATGTTCATCTCCTTCTTCACTTACAGGAGTCATGCCTAATATTTTTGCAATAGTGTTTGGTTCTTCTGCTAAATCTGTATCATATAAAAACCAACGCATCAGGGTACCTATAGGTATCTCGTTATTAATAGTTTCAAATTCTATATTTAAGGGCTTCTTCTTTTTAAACGGCCACATTATTTTGCCTCGCCCCATCTCTGAACTGTTGTAATGTCAGCAATAAGAGGAACCTCAAGAAGCTGTATACCTTCCATAGCTTCCCTAATTGCCGCTGCTGTCTCTTCAGCAAGACTGTTAGGTGTCAAGGTAACCAACTCATCATGCACGGTTAACAATATGCTGGCTTCCTTTGGAATAAGATTATGTGCTCTAATCATAGCAAGCTTCATGATGTCTGCGGCAGAGCCTTGAATTCGTGTGTTGAACGCCTGTCTTTCTGCACTACCACGCTTTATAAAGTCGCTAGAGTTAATGTCTGGAATGTACCTTTTGCGACCCATGATGGTGGTCACGTACTTTTTAACCTTGGTAGCTCCTACGACCTTTATTCTATAGGAGTTAACAGCACTAAACTTAGAAGCAAAGTCTCCTAAAAGTGTTCTAGCCTCTGTGACTGAGCAACCAATAGACCTGGCAATCTTATCGGGGCCTACACCATACGCCATAGAAAGAACAAGGACCTTGCCTGCCTGACGATTAACCCCCATAACATCTCCTACAGTTGTATAGATGTCTTGACCTTCTAGGTAGTTTTTCATCATGGTCTTGTCTTTAGACATAGACGCAATGATACGAGGTTCAATCTGAGAGTAGTCAGCAACCACTAACTTATAGCCCTCTGGGGCATAAAATAGATTACGAATAGCTTTGCCGTTGTCGCTAGCAGACGGATTAGGTATGTTCTGTAGGTTTGGATTACGGCTAGAAAAACGGCCAGTCTCAGCCCCATGTTGAACAAAGTCAGCGTGCACGCGGCCACTAACTAAAAGACTTTCTTTGTATTCTACTTTAGACTTGCCGCTGACAGTTCGTACAACATCGCCTCCAAGGTATGGCACAACGTATGTGCTAAGCAATTTATTTAGGTCAGCGTACTCAAGCAAAGCATGAACCATCGGGTCTTTCTCACGATAGGGCTCTAAAGCTTCTGCTGATACTGAGTAGTCCATGTAGTCAAGGTCCTTGCCTTGCATCTCTTTTTCAAGACCTTTGTTGGTAAGAATTTTTGGTTTAAGACCTCTACCACCTGAAGACTTTGGGCTATACAAAAGGTATTGTTTTTCTTGATTAGAATTAATATTAAATACTCGACCTGCAACCTTGTATATCTGAGCGCGTGCCTTCTCAATGTCCTCCTCTAACCGTGTGTGCAGGGTGGTTAGGGCATCTGTATCAATAGGTGCGCCAGTAAGCTTCATGTGGCACAGAACCTCTAGAACATCCATCTCTAACTTCATGATGTTTTCTACGTCGGCTTCTTTAATTTTATCTCGTACCACCTTCCAAAGCATGAAGGTGTACTTAGCATCTAAGTATGCGTACTTAGCAACAGTACTAAAGGCGTGAATTTCTACTTGAGCTCCAACACCTTTTTCCATTTTGTAACCAAGCTCTCGCTCTAGACAATCATCAAGACCGCATCGGTTTTTATTACGGTTGTCATATATAAATGAGCCAACCATGGTGTCGAAATAGGGAGCGGTAGGTATGGTTTTGTCAAAATACTTTGCTACTGAGCAAAGGTCAAAAACTAAATTGTGACCAATCTTTAACTTGTCACTAAAAAATAAAGGTTTTAAAGCAGCAAAGACTTCCGCTGGGTGTAGTTGTTCAGGAGCTTCGCCGAAAGTTTTAACAGCTTTGCGCTTGTCCCTAGAGTAATCGCTTTCCCTAGCCTGAAGGCCAGCTTGTACGCGCTTTTCTCCTTGCCCTGTAAGTGGGAAAACTTCAGATATAAATTCACCATGTGGGTGGCCCATCGGGATAACATCCCCACGACCATAAGTCGCAAGACTAAGCCATAGTACTTGATTAACAACTGGAACTCCTCTTCTATCTCCTACTGTTTCTACGTCAAATGCAAATGCGTCTTGTGTTAGGTAGTAATCAACGAGTTCTTTTAGTTGCTCAGTTGTCGTAATAATATTCAAATGATTACCTCGATTAATGTAGGTGTCTGGGAGCCAGCGACGAAAGGGGATTAAGTTTACTGGCCCCCAGAACTCTAGTGATTAAAGAAGAGAGTTTGCAATCTCTTCTAGTTCAGCCCATGTGTGTTCTTTGATTACAGAGCGTTCGAATGGCTTGACTTGTGCCACGCCTTCTTCGGCCATCTTCTCATCAATACCCCAGTCTTCCATGAGGTCACGAGGCTTTACTGCGTTGAGGTGATACACAGTTTGTTGCATTTTGCCTGTACGGCTAATAGCCCAGTAGTTCTTAGTCAAAGGTCCTTGTGGGGAAAACTCTGCTGCGTACAATGTCTTGTACAAACGTGGGCTTGCAATAAGCATCTGGCGAACAACGCCTGAAGGAGTAATCACTGCAATAGTGAACGCTCTTTTATCTTCTGGCTTGCTACCAAGCTTGGTGCATAGTGGGTCGTTAGGCCCAAGTGAAACATACGAACGCTTGCCAACAGTTTTCTGCTGTAGGAAGTGTTGCTTGTAGATTGCAAATGGACCATTCTGGTCAATGAACTTAACAATTGTGAACTCACCGTCAACAAATTTAAATTCTGTTGGGTAGTCACCTGCGGTTGTTGACAGCTTTTCTGCTGCATCCCAACCAGACTGCACAGCATTTGTTGTTGCTGCTGCAGGACGTTCTTCGATGGTTGCGGTGTCGAACTCATCGTTTTGTGGAAGATATTCTTCCGTACGGTTTACTGCCATAGTTTTTTTATTCCTTTGTTTCAGTTGTTTTAGAGTCTTCGACTTGGATATTCTTCCAAGCCTCAGCGATTGCGTTAGTCAATTGCTGATTAGGCCACTTTACATTCTTCTTTGTAGGAAGTCTGTAAGGTGATGGCGGTAGGTATCCTGTTTTTATCCATTGACGGATAGTAATTACGGGACGTCCCAACGCTTGTGCGAGAGCGCCAATGGTGTAGAACTCCATGTCCTTGCCATTAGGCAGAGTCTTTTTGTAGGACTTTGATTCCCACGTGTCATCGACTTCTACCTCGGGAGCTTTTGGTTCCCTGCGCTTTCGTTTACTGCCTGGATAATAACTATCCAAGTCAGAAAACATTTTATCTATTTCATCTGTCATATTAAAGCAGCTTAAGTAGTATGTAAATCTGAAGGCACAAAACCATTATTGGTACAACAGTTCTTATAAGTTCCATTGTGTGGTTGTACTCGTCAAGTTTACGTTCTAACCTATTTCTAGTTGTTGACATTATTTCCCAACGATAAATGCATAGGTAACCTTTGAAGGAAACATAGTGTCAATGTCTTCTTCAGTAAGGTAGCCTTCATAAAAAGCAGCCATGATTGCAGCCTCATCAATTTGAGGAACCATCTTAACGCATTTATCTTTTAGACCTTTTTTAGTAAGAATGGTTTCTGCAAGGTCCATGTCTAAATTTTTAGAAACACGACGTTGCTTCATAATTTGAAGGTCGTCTTCTTCTGATGTATCTGTAGGAACGCTTAGTACAATATGACCGCGTTCATCTGTTGAACCAAACTCATCAATAGTTTTTGTAAGACGAGTTTTAAGTTCTGTCTGTCGCTTTGATAAAGTTTCTACTTCATCTTTTAAAGCAACGTACTGCTTGATATAAGCACGTACTGAGGTGACGTCCATGTAATCCCCTTTGGTTGTTGTTGTTTACATAGACAACCTAATACAGGGGTGGGATACCTGTCAACTTATCTTTTTACGAGCCTCCGCGGCTGTATAACTGCGGAACCCAGTCTTACGTGGGTTCATGCTGCCAGGCTTCTTGTATCCAGAACCCTTGGGCATTGTCTCCTGACGCCACTTAAGAGCAGCGGCAACCTTATCGTGGTGTTTTCCCATTTAATTATCTTCTTTAATATAGTTTTCAAGGGCTTCGATAATAATGCTGGTCACTGTAACCTTCTCAGCTGCAGCTTTCTTTTGGACCGCTGTCCACAGCTGGTCTGATACGCGGATAGTACGCGTAGGGGTTTTAGGTGCGTTAGGCATCCTTATAGTTTATTTACTATATGGCTGTATGTACTGCTAAAGCTGGCAGACTAGGGGTCGAACCTAGAGTCTCCTGGTCCAGAGCCAGGCGTGTTGCCAGTTACACCATCTGCCAATAGTTTTACTTGCGGCTCCCACAGTATATCTTTACCACCATTCAGGTACCTAGCTAGGACAAACAGCAGGTCAGATAGCCTGTTGAGGTATTTAGCTATAAGAGGGTTGGTCTCCCTTTGGTTTACAGAATCCCAAACACAACGCTCTGCCCTACGAACTATTGTTCTAGATAGGTGTAGGTAGGAAGAAGCCTTGCTCCCTGAAGGTAGTACAAAAGATTCCAGTGGCTTTAACTGGTCGTTGTACAAATCTATATTAGTTTCAAGATAAGTAATGTGAGCGTCTGTAACCGACACTTTTGGCGAAGCAAGGTCGGCACCCAAATCAAACAAATCGTTCTGTATATTCTTTAACAAAGTGTAGACGTCTTCTTTATCTACATAACACATGGCAATACCAATAGATGAGTTTGCTTCATCGACTGTGCCTATAGCATTAAAGATTAAATCTTCTTTTGGATGACGGTCATTGCCTGCGAGCGCAGACGTGCCTGCATCACCAGTCTTTGTATATATCCTAGTTAATCTAACCACGAGCGGACGACGGGGCTCGAACCCGCGGCCTAGACCTTGGCAAGGTCTCGCGCTACCAACTGCGCCACGTCCGCAATACTGCTGTCTAGCCTGGGCTCGAACCAGGGACCTGGCGATTAACAGTCGCCTGCTCTGCCAACTGAGCTACTAGACAATTGCTGCTTGTAAAAACTGTTTTAGACTTCCAACACTTAACGGCATATTACCGTTATCATCAAACCCTTCGCCATCAATTACAGCGCTAGCCACTGCACTTTTCTGTTGTAGAGCTTCGTGTTGTCTTTCCTCTATAGAACCAGAGATAATAATATCCTGAATTACTATTGTCGGCCAAGTTGATGACGCTCTTTGTATGCGGCCATTCCTTTGCGTTGCACTTCCCGAAGACCAAGGGAGGTCGTAATTGATAAGAAGATTAGCAGCAGGAAGGTCCACACCGTAACCCCCAGCGTCAGAACTAACCAGTACGCGTACGCTGGGATTATTATTGAAGTCAGTTTTGTTAAGTTCTTTAGTACGAGCATCTAATTTACCTGAGTACTTTCTGCACATGTCTTCGCCAAATGCTGCGACTATCTTATCAAGCATGTCAACATAGGTTGCAAAGACAACCACTTTGTTGTTGTCATCCTGTTCTAGGTGGTCTTTTACATACTGGATTAAGTAGTCTAGTTTTGGTGAAGAAACAATGCCATCTAGTGAACCGCTGTCCACAAGCTCTGCAATGTAAGCGGAGCCTTCTCCACCCATCTGTTTAAACTTAGCCGCACTTGTTTTTAATAACTCGGGGTGCGAGCAGAGCATTTTTAATGCGCCAATCTTAGACATAATTTTTCCACGCATCTCATCCTCAGGACCACCACGTCTAGACTCTAACCCGTAGTGAGCCATGATGTTAAAGTTGCTGCCAAATAAATCTTGAGCTTCGTCTAAATCTGATAAAAGATTTTCTACTATGCGTGTATATAACTTAGAGGTCTTTCTATCAAAAAATATTTTTGCTGGTTCTTTGTGAATAGTGTCGGGAAGATAGGGGGCAACGTCTGGGTCTTTCTGTGCTTTACGTACAGAAGCCTCTTTCATCTTCTCATGTAAAGTCTTTAAGTTGCGATAATACTGCGGTGCGCCCCAAGAGTTTCTTACAATAAAAGCAGCATCAAAGATGTCAAACCTACCAAGTACGTTGGCGTCAACGAACTGCATAATGCTGTACAGCTCTTCAGGCTTGCCATTTTCAATAGGGGTACCAGTGAGCGCGAACCTGTAGGGGGAGTTGACAAGTTTTTTAACTGCTCTGGAGCGTTTAGATTTAAAAGACTTGATTGCTGTGGCTTCGTCAAGGACGACAAATCCTCGCGGTAATTCTTTGACGTAGTCCCAGTCGTTAACAATCTGCTCGTAGTTAAGAATGATGTAATCAATACCTGTATTACGCCAGTCGATGGCTTCAGCGTACTGCTCTGCTCTTTGCTTCGGCGTTCCATCCACAACCAAAGAGTGTGAAGTTCCATTAGTAAATTTCTCAATCTGATTAGCCCATTGATATTTCAATGAGGATAAGCAAATTATAAGGCCTGGTTCTTTAATTTTGTTCTCATCCATAAGGCGCTCTATAGCGGCAATGGTTAGAACAGTTTTTCCCAACCCTAAGTCATAGGCGACAAGCATCCTGCCTCGTTGGCACATCCTGTCTACAGCCTCAGGTTGATAAGGCAGAAGGGTTCCTGTAAATGTCACAGAGGTATCTCGTTAACTCTATCTTTAGACCAATGGACATAAGACCTAATATAGACAAGAGCGTAGGCAAGAGCAGAGAAGATAAAACCGTACTGGTCAGTAGTTAGCGCGTAACCAATCCACAAGACTTCGTTAAAAAGAAGCACTAGCCAGCCCCAGATAGTTTTACGTCCAACAAAATAGATTCCTCCGACACCTATAACGGCAAGGACCCAGGACCCATACTCCATAATCATACGTATGCTCTCATGCGAACATTAACTAATGCCCGCAGGTCTTCAATGGTGCCTGCGTTATAAAAAATTTGGTCTACTTTGTAGTCTTCCATCTCAGACTCTGATACATGGTTATTGACTGGGCCGTATCCAGGTCTCTTTACCCTCCAAAGCTGGGAGTCTGGAAACATCTTTATAGCCTCTGCTTCATTTACAAAACGAACGTCTGTAATAACGACCTTGTCTCCTTCAGAAATTTTAGTTGGGCTAAGCGCCTGAGCTACCCAGAACAATTCTCCAAATTGATTACGAGCAGCAACTCCCACGTTCTGTAAAAGTCTACGAACAGACTGATTTTGTTTAGCGTTTTCCCAACCATCTCTATCAACAACAGTACGTAGAAGAGTGTCTTCGTTAGCGACGTGACCAATTACTGGGTTTACCTCATAGCAGAAATCACGTATAGGGTCAGCAAAAGCAACACGTTTAAATCCATATTGTTCTACAAGTATGTTTGCTAAAGTGTCTTTTCCTGATTGGGCGTAGCCAGTTAATCCAATAATCATGTTCCGTCCCAGTCTCCTATTTTTGTAGTTGGAATGCCGTATTCAGACCAAAGTCTAATGACATTTGGGTTATCGTCAACTGCATGTTCAACATCCCAAAAAAGTCTGATGTGTTCTAATATGTCTTTTTTGACCTCATAGTCAGGTCTGTAGTCTTTATTACCTCGCATGAACAAAGCTTGATGTGGGATGTTTGCCACATCTGCTAACCAGTACGAAGTGTGTGAACGCCACTCCTCTCGTCTAGCAGTTACTACAAGGATGTCTTTGTCTTTGGTAATAGCGGTCCAAACCATATCCACCACGTGTTCGTGGAAAGGAACGTGGATAGACTCTCTGTGAAACTTATCAAAATCTTTTTTAAAGTTATCGTTGTCGTCTTTGTTTACTATGTACTTTAATATTGAATCTACGTTAGCCAGTGTTCCATCTACGTCAACTATCCAAGCTGGTCTTTTCTTTATTCGACGTTTTCTTTTGACCAAATTTTCCACTCCTCTGCAAGCTCTGCAATATCAATTGATGGGTAGTGTCCCCATTCGTGCAGGTGCTCAATAAAATCTTCATCAGCTATTAATAGGGGAAGCATACTCTCCATGTAAAGCCTTCTTTCCGTTTACCATGTGTCTTGCATTCTCTAAACCATAGACTATCTCAGATTTGCTCATAGCACCAACGTCCTTCATGTCTGTTTGGTTGTAGTTAAAGAACCAAGCATCTACTCCATACTCCTGACATAAAATTAATAAGTTGACCGATGACTCTTTTCCCGCCTGGTCATTGTCCATAGCAAAAATAAGCCTATCAGCTCCACGCATAATGTTGAATTGTTGCATAGAGACTATGGCGCCGTAGGTGCTCACTCCACCTGATATACCCACTGATGCAAGCCTTACTACATCTAAAGGTGACTCAACCACAATCATGTCTCCGCCCTTGTATTGCTTGTATCCAAACAAAGCGTTGCTCTTTGGAACACCGACTGGTTGATTTCTAAAAAACCTAGAGGTGTGGCCCTTCTCTTGCCAACCAAGAAGCTTGTGGGTGTGTGGGTCTCTTATAACAGTAACCCAATTGCTATGGCGCTCACTCCAAAGAACTTCATACTCTTGCGCTGCTGGCAGTGTTAAGCCTCTTGCTTTAAGAGCATCAGCTGGCGGGTCGCCAAAAGCAGCCAGCATCGATTCGGTTATAAACGTTAACTCTTCAAAAACTTTCTTTGGTTTGATTGCTTTTTGTAAAGAAGCCGCAAGGTTAGTTGTCCCGTCATTAAGCCACTCTTTTGATTTTTCATAGTCCCATTTTTGAATATAGGAAACCAGGGACAACAGTCCGCCTTTGTAGTGGCATGAAAAACAGATATGTGCACCAGTGTCTGAGTTAATCCACCACGATGGGTTACGGTCTTCGTGACCTGTTCTCTCAACGTGTGCAGGACAATAGCTTTGGATTTCTGAACCTCTAGTGGATACGACTTCAAGTCCGAGCCTTTCTAAAGTATCTTCCATCTCTTCTAATGTCATAGGTCATCGCTTTCAAGCTCTCTAAACTGGCCCGTGTTCCAGTCCCACATAAGGGTAACTTCTCCACGTCCAGAGTTACGGCTGTCAAGAATCTTTAACACACGTGTGTCATCTACTGCTTCGTCTTCTCGTTGCAAACCAAAGATTACATCGGCGTCTTGGTGAAAAGAAGAAGAGTAACCAATTGAGTCAGCAGTTACTTGTCCCTTTTTCATCTTCCACTTCAAAGCCTGAGTCGAGATAACAATAGGCACTTTAAATCTTTGAGCCATACGTTTCAATGAACGGGTAATGTTAGTAATGGCTTGTGGAGTGTTTGCTTCTCCAGTCTGTTCATCAATCATCAAGTAAGTACCATCAATAAATACAACGTCTGGGTGTAAAACCTGTATTTTGCTTGAGATACCTGTTACTGTCATACCCGCAGCTGAGTCAACTAACCAAAACTTTTCTCGCATTTTTTCAATGCTGGCAAGCTTAGCTTTATAACGACCCTCTTCTTCTGGGGTTAATAAACCGTTGATAAGTCTAGAGTGAGATATACGTGCTCTCATAGCATCGTAACGAGTTAGTTGTTCATGGTTGCTCATCTCAAAAGATTGAAACATAACTCGTTTATCTTTCATGTGAACATTCTGAGCAATCTGCAAAGCAAGTGTTGACTTACCTGTTTTAGGTGGAGCAACAATAACAATTAACTGACCGTTTTGAAGCCCTCCTGTTGCTGAATCCATAGTATGGAACCCTGTTGCTACTCCAAGTAGTCCTGGGTTGTTCTTTCTGTATTCGTATTCGTCGTAACGCTTTTGCGCATCAATTGTTAAATCTAAATCGCTGGTGCCACTAAGTCCATCAGACTCTAATTGACTAAGACTTGATTGGATGGCAAGTAGTGCTGTTTCGTGGTCCTGTTGTTCTATGTGTTTGATAGCGGTGTCAACCATCTTTATGGTTGAAGCTCTACGACGCTCATCAACTACTGCATCTACAAGGTACTCAAGGCTATCTTGTACCTGAACTAATTTGTAGTTTGGATAGTTAGAACTAATAACATCAAGGCTTGGAACTTCTCCGTAAGCAAAATAATGCTCGCGTACTAGCTTCCATACGTTTTTATTTTCTGGGTCTACAAACCACTGGTCGTTCGCACCTTTATCAAACAGTACGGTGATAGACCTGTCCTGTAGTACTTTACTTAGTAATCGCGTTTCGTTATTCATAGTTCGTTTATGTTACGTCCCCAGTGCCCGTACATTAGCATCCTTGATTGTATATCAACGACACCAACAACCTCGGGTCTGAGTGGTAACTCTTGCACCAAGTGTTGTACCGATTGGTATGCCGTAAAGTATCTAAATGGATTGGTACCTAGTCTGTCAAGTCCATCAACAAATTTTTCTAAATCAGTTTCATTAAGCTCATAAGAAATAAGCTCTAGAGTTGTCCCTGTCCTAGATGTGTACAGGTATAGCCAACTAAGCACGCCTCTATCAATTTTTTTATCTACCTTTATGGTAGGAATAATTTTAAACTTACGTTGCTTTGTAAGTTCAATGCGTGAAAATATATCTGTAGTAACGAGTATTCTTTTTGGCAGTTCGTTACTTATGTCCCCGTTCTTCACGGGATTAGAATACCTCTATCTTGCCGAACTTAATAATAAATTCACGGAACTTAGAGTTAGATATCCGCGCTTGGTCTGCATCGTCTTTGGATGCACGATTAGAAATCTCTAGAGGATAGTTTCCATTATTGTTTTCAATACGGGCTTTTACAAACTTTGTGTGTTTGCAGGAACCTCGTCCATTGAATCCTGGGCATGTGCAGAACAATCTCTCGGTTCCTTCTTGAACCGATACTTCGTAGATGCCAGGTCCAGGGGTTTGAGTTTGACTCAAGAACACCTGAACTAGTCTTAGTTCTTCATTCACCGCATTCCTCATCGACGTAGGTCTCCTTTTTCTGCCACGACTGGTAGGTAAGCAAACGCCCCGCGTGCGAAACTTTCTGTCGCATCACCGTAGAGGCCTGCCCAATCTTCTAGTTTTACGTTTGTTGTTACGATAGTTGGTAGTCCATTGTTGTAACGAGTGCGAAGAAGATGATGAAGCATATTCTTCTGCCACCCAGAGAGCCCCGCATGTTCCTTTCCAACATCGTCTAGAACAAGTATACGAATGTTGTAGGCGTCTGCCAAGCATTCTCCTAAGACACCATGATAGAGGGTGTCCTGAGCATCTGTCGGGTCATCCATCATGGAACCTTTTAACTCTAAAAAGTCATTAAAAGTCATGAAATAGCAAGGTTTTATCAGAGTATCCCCAGGCTTTACACCAAAAGCATCTAGTGGAAGTCTAAGCATCATCTCTTGAATAGCTGATAAGGCTAGCGTTGTTTTACCTCTGCCAGGGTTTCCATCTAACAACAACCCTTTGCCACAAGATTTATTACCTGTAGCTCTAATGATTACGCCTTTACTTACAGCGGTAATCCATTTGCGAATATTTTCAACATCCGATGGGTCAGACTCTACGCAATCCTCTAATATCCAACCCTGCATAGCAGGAGGAATGTTTGCTGCTTGTATCCAAGTACGGCGACGAATCTTTTGTTCTTCTAGTTTATACATCTAGACCTTCCCATGATTTAGCAGCTTGCTCTCGTAATGCTACAACATCATCATCAGTTCTTAAAGAAGCCTTTGTGTCATTAAGCATTTGCGGTGCTCGCTTGATAAACATACGCCATATGAGGTCGGGGTTGTCAAGTCCCTTATCATGCCTAATCGTAGAAAAAAATCTATCAATCAGTTTCTTTTCAATAGCGCCATCGGTGTGGTGGTTCATTCTTAGAGTTTCAATAGCACCTTTGAAAGCACTACGACTAGTCCACTCAGGAATGCGCCAGTTCATTTGTTTCATCTGGTCAGCAAAGTATTCTGCTAACTGAGTTGGAGTCCAATCCTCAACGGGGCGGGAGGCGATGTGTTTAATCTTATCTACCCTACGAGACTCCTTGTTCTCGCGGCGCTTTGCCCTTTTCTTTTCTTCCCACTTTTTCTTTTCGGCATCGGCATCATCTGGGTCGAGTGGCGTGCTTCCTAGCATTTGGTCTCCAATCTTTAGTGGCACCTTTTCAAATTCTTCTCTTTCGTCGGACTCCGTCCGACCCTCTTTTAATATCGAATTAGCTCTCTTACTATACGGAGTATTAGCTGAGTAGCTATTCTGTGAAATGGAGTTGCCTATTTTAGGAGACGGTCCGTCTGCCTTTTTGGATGTCCGTCCGTCTGCCTTTTTGGCATACCGTGAAGCGTACTTAACCCCAGCTTCAGTAATCAAAACCTCTGACCAGTACTGACCAGTCTGGCCTCTGCCCTTATTCAGGTCTATAAGGCCATTAGAGCGGAGCTCCTGTAGGCCTGTGTAGATTCCCTTAATACCCGTCTCAAATGCCTCTGAGAGGCCCTCAGCGCCCCGTAGAGCCCCGAAGGAGTGTATGTGCATGAGGAGACCTAGGGCCTTAGGGCTTAGGGGTTTCATTGGCTTTTTTCCATTCCTCAATCAACACCTTAGCAAAGATACGGGCAACCGCTTCAACGCCCTCATATAGGCCGTGGTCCAAGGCCATTGGTTAAATCAAAGCATGGAATATTTGCATCTCGGCAGTAAGTCAATATGACCTGTGAGTCATTGTCTTCATCTGCCCATAAAATAAAAGCAGATGGGTTATTTCCTTTAGCCTCATCAGCGGCGGCAGCAAATGGTTCTGTTGTTAGTACAACACTGGATGATGGAATGTTGTCATATGTTGCGCCTTCTGGTGCAAAGATAACAATATCTTTTCCATTGTCTTTTGAGTATTGGGCAGCAAACACCTGTCCTTGAGATGGTTTCTCAGTGTATGGAAGAAGCAGTGTTCCGCCATCACCACCAGCATAATAATAATCTTCCATCAGAGCTTCTATGTTTGCTCTGCTAGTTGCGC